GCAGGTGAGATTCGAACTCACATTAGTGCGTCCACCTTGTTTCGAGCAAGGACAAACCAGCCATACAGCCGGGTGTGCTACCATTTACACTATGGACGCATAGTTGCCCCTACTCTTCATAGGGGCCAAAAGCTGGTTGTCAAAGATCCAAAGTCACGAATGACTGTAGAGAGCTGCTGAGAGGCTTTGAACCCCCATAATCCTCTTTACAAGAGAGGTGCATTGCCAGTTATGCTACAGCAGCGTGGGTCTCTTACGGAGACAAGTCGGGAATGTTAGCGGTATTCCAATCCGGGTGGAAGATCACCACCATCTGTTGTGATAGGAGGCGTTTCTCTGAGTGGTATCGTCTAAGTATACCACCTGTTTCAGTTTTTTCTCAGACGACGAGTTCTTTTCTACTCTAGTTCTTCTTTGGTGTCAACCAGATTCTCGTTTGATTTATTCTCCAATCGAATTCAAGTCTGAAACCATCAGATCCAAGGTGGATAGAAATTTTTCTGAACTTCTCACCAACCTTGTTTCTGTAAGATCACGATTGCGCTTACCATACATCGTGATCACTGCACCATCAACACGGACCTTACCACGGTTTGGTCCAGAACGCAAGGTTCTCATGTTGGTTCTGACAACGAACTCGTGGTTTGCTCTTCTGCCAAGAGCCAGATAGTCCAGGTTTTGGTTCATCACTCCACGGAATGTCATGTCTCCGTGAAGAGTGTTGATCTTGTCAGAGATTTCTTGAAGGGTTGCCATCTTGGTTTGTTCTCCTGTCAAACCAGGATACCAGATGGAGTTCGAGAATAAACCATCCAGGGAGTGTTTGTCAACTCCCTGGCTTGGTGTCACTTGGTTGCGGTCTGTGTCTTGGCCTTTGGGGCTGGCACGGTTGGTGCCTCTGGCTGAGTGTTGTCCTCACCCGTTGCTGTTCGAACCATCAGGTTCTCAACGTGAGGGTGAACCCGGAACAGGTTTTGCTTGTTCGTCTGGAGAGCAGCCCAGGTGACCATCCGTGGTTCTGCGGGACAGTCATGCATGAACTTTGCCACCTGGATTGCTTGGTCCTTGGTCAAGGTGTTGGTCTTGAACCAGTTCTCCAGCTTCTTTGCAAGTTCCAGGTACTTCGCAGCAGACTTAGCGTAGTTACCAAGCTTGCGCTTCGCTCCATCCCAATCCGTGAGAACATCACGAACAGACACCTGGGACTCAAAGGTCTTGGCGAAGTCAACGAACTTCAACGCTGCTTCGATTCCAACCATCGATGCTGTCATCGCATAGAACAAAGGATCAGCAGGGTTCTCGATCAGCTTGGTTCGCTGCAACTGTTGATCCAACTTGAACCAAGCTCTCCTGTCTGGATACTTCTTGTTCGGCTCGAATGCCTTCTTGGCATTTGCGGGCGCTGTTGGATCGAACTCCAGGTGCTCCTTGTTCGCACGGATGAAGCTCACTGTCAAGTCGTGGCACTTCCCAGGCTGTGCAGCATACTTGAGCCACTCGTCAACCGAAGGACAGAGCTCCACGGTTGCTGCACGAGAAACCTCAGCGGGATCGCACTGTTGCACGTTGTACAGGTCTCCAACGTTCTCTGCAACGACCACACGAGTTCCAGGGTGAAGCTTGTGACCGTAGAAGGCACGGCTGTCCATCAACTGGAACACTGCTTGCTTGACACCTTCCAAGGCACGGTTTCTCTCGTCGAGAAACAGAACCACTGGACGCTCGCAGGCATCGATCAACCAGTCACAGGGCTTGAACACGGTTGACTTTCTGCCAGAGTCCATGTCGGGCATACCTGTAAGGTCACCCTCGGTAAGCTGTGAGAGACGGCGCTCGATCACTGGCAGACCTTCATCGTAGGTCCACTTGTAACGAGCAGCGTTTGTGGTATCCTTGTAGAAGTCGTCTCGCATCAGACTTGCAGCCTGATACGTTCCTTCGGATTTTCCGACTGCGTGTCTGCCACGAATGCAGATGGAGATTTCGGGACCGAAGTTGACCATCAACCTCTTGAGATCCTCCATTCCCACTTGAACACACATTGCCATCGTTGTCATCTGTTCGTTTGCCTTTCCTTCGTGTTTCTGTTCGTTCGCAACCTGCGTTGCAGCGTCAGAAACCACTCTACCTCGCCAGACAATCCGAAAGAACTCAATTTCTGATTTTGTTCAAACTCCTCGTTTTGAAAATCCGGATATTTAGTTGAAAGGGCTGTAACCAGAAAGTAGACTCAGAACATGATCGTCAAACTGATTCACAACTACGTCCTTGGTATGGCTGGAAAAGCCCAAACCACAGAAACCAAGCAAGACACTGGAGACAAGTTCTGGGGTCAGCCTCATGAAGAGGGAGAGAAGTTCTCAGACAGAGAGTTTGAGAAGGACTTCCTTGACATCTACATGCACGAACCGTTCCTTGGTGGTGTCTCGATGGAGATTTCCAAGATCGCTGATCCAGAGTGTGGAACAGCTTACGTTGGAATCCGGAAGGACACACACGAACTGGTCCTGGGTTACAACCCTTACTTCTTTCGGTCATTGACACCAACGGAACGAGAGGGAGTGATCATTCACGAACTCTATCACGTTGTTCTCCAACACTTGTTCGAAAGAAACGTTACCGATCGAACCTACGCCATGGCATGGAACATCGGTACGGATCTTGCGATCAACTCGATCATCGGTCACACTCGTCTTCCTTCGATGGCCTTGATCCCAGGTCGTATTCCATCGAAGATGAAGCAACAGAAGCTTGTCGAGTTCATCAAGAACGTCAAGCCTCTTCAAGCTTCCGAGTTCTACTTTGAGGGTGTCAAGGAACTTCTGGAGCAGATGGAGAAGAATGGGGAAGGTTCTCCGGATGGAGAAGGGACTCTTGATGATCACTCTGGTTGGGGTAACCTACCAGATGGTCTCAAGGACCAGATCAAGGACAAGGTTCGTGGAATGTTGCAGAACGCTGTGAATCGCGCAGACTCCAAGAACTCTTGGGGTACGGTTCCTGCAAACATGCAAGCAGAGATCCGAAAGGGTCTGACACATGAGATCAACTGGAGAGCAGTTCTCAAGATGTTCTTCGGAACAGCTAGGAGCTTGACAAGGATCAGCACCATCAAGAAGGTGTCGAAGAAACTCCCTGGGATTCTTCCTGGTGTCAAGCGTGGAACCACTGCAAGGTTTGCGTTTTTCATCGATCAGTCCGGTTCGATGAGTGACGAAGATGTTGCGCTTGCGTTCACCGAGGTTGAAGGTGCAAGCAAAGAAGCAGAGATTGATGTGTACAACTTTGACACAGAGATCGATGAGAGCTCGCACAAGGTCTGGAAGCGTGGCAGGATGTTTCCTTGGGGTCGTACAAGGTGTGGTGGAACCGACTTCAATGCGGTTGCAAGGTTCGTGAATGACCAGAGGAACTATGGTCGTTGGTCTGGAATCTGCATCCTCACAGACGGTTATGCGCCTGTTCTCGGATATGTTCGTGGGGCAAAGGTTCTCTGGGTGATCACGCCTGGAGGAACACCTGGGGTTACACGTCCTGGTGACTTGCTTGTCCATCTCAGGAAAGAACAGAAACTACAGAGGATGTAACCGATGAAGTTTGTTACCAGGGTGATCAACGGATTCTTACGGGTTTGTGCAACCGGCAGAGTGCCAAAGGTTGGAAAACTGTTCCGAGTGTCACCCTGGCTTCCTGACACTCTCGTTCTTCATGACTTTCCAAACAACGGAAACAGTCCTTACAACTGTAGAAGGTTCGTTGTGGACCCTCAAGAGGGGGCTTCCTTCCTGGTTCTAAAGGTCCAGGAGGATGTTCCTCTTTGGGATCTATGGATCCAGGTTCTTTACTGTACTCCCAACAAGAGTTCAAGAGAAGAAACCGTGATCGGTTGGCTCTCCTATCTTGAGTTCAACCGAATGGTCTTGGTGGAGTGGGATCGATGGGAAGAAGAAAGAAACCAACCAGAAAACTCCAGTTAGGAACCTTCTACTTCATTGACAGAAGGATCAAGTCGTTCAAGGTGCTCAGGAAGGTGTTGAGCAGACAGAAGAGCCTGAACTTCACTCCTGGAAACGTGAGAACTTTCAATGTTCTGGGTGCCCCTGAGAACAACGTCTTGATCGTAGCGGCTCATGAGAAGTTCTTTGGTAAAGACTACTCTAAGATCATGATAGGGAACACAAACCAGGATACCCTGATTGGTTATGTCCTGGTTTCTGAGTTACAACGAATCGTTCAGGGTAAACTCAAGTGGATTCGTGTTGATGATTGATCCTAAGCTGTGTTCTTCCAGAACAGCTTCTTGGACTTCACCAGTTTCATACAGTTTCCTGTTCCTCCCTGATAGAAACCATCCCAATGAACAACCATCTCGTCTGAGTTGTTCACAATCCATCCGTTCCTTGCGTGCATCTTCCATGCCTCATAAGGCCCTGGGTTGACCAGAACGGTTCTGGTTGCCATGGAAACAAGCTTTGAATATCGCTCTTTCTGAGCAACAGGCCAGAGAGCATCCTGGTTGTCACAAGGAATCACAGCAACATAAGGGATTCCTAGTTCCAGACACACATCACAAACAAGTTGATCGAACCCAAGAGCCATACCTGTGTTCACTTCAACAGGAATCCCAAGTGCTCGATACTGTTCTTGAATGACTCTTAGGGACTCCAAGGTTCGCGAGTATACCTCTGGTTGTTTGCCCAAGAGTTTCCTATGTCCCGTTACACCTACTCTGTGAATCATCATAACTCCAGACTATACCATCCCTCTCTCTAGATTACTCCTCCCCTCTCCCTCCCTCTCTGGTAATCCTCCACATTTTGGTCCTAATCACCCCCAGAGGCAAAACACTCAGGAAGGCACCTAGAATCGATTCAGAAGGATTAGTTGACCAGAGAGGTCATGGGAGGGCTCCGAAGGCCCCAGAGAGCCTCCTAGAGCCCTTGGGGGATCAGTTGGAGCCAGTACGGCGGGGAGAGTCGGTGGAAGGGGTCTCAGGAACAGAGACGGGGGCAGGAGTGACGGTGGCCTGTTGGAAGGCACGAACCGAACGAAGGAGCTCCTCGGAGATACGACCCGAGGCATTCCGGTTCACCTGAGCACTCCGGCGGATGGTCCGGGGATACATCTCGTCTTCGGACAGGGTGATGTAGTGATTCATAATCCCTTCCCAATCCTCCCGAGAACGCAAGGAAATGCTGGGAATATCCCGAGTATACGGGTTGTACCGATCGAAGTTCTGAATCGTTGCACCCGGAGCGTTTCGTGCTGGCCTGGGGGGTGTAGGAACCACCACAGGAGCAGGCCGAGGGGTTGGACGCTTGATCTGGTAGAACGCAGGCCCACGAACCCGGATGAACTCACGGTTTCCACGAACACGAGTGCCATCCCACTGTGCAGCTTGTGCCAGTGCTTCTTCCTTGTTGGCGACCACGCGCCGATCCATCACGGTCTCATCACATCCATCGGGACAGGTGGAACCACACTCCACGGTCCACTCGAAACCAGGACCAGTGGGAACGATCGTGGGAGGGTTGGTAGCCCGCTTGAGCTTGTTCTTCTCGTCACGTTCCGTGCGAACGTACTCGGAAGCCTGAGCCTCGGAAACGATGAAGAAGTTGGTGTCATCCTTGGCGATGACATAGAGCTCATGCCACTTCGCCAGGAACATCGGAGCATCAGGCTCCACGAACCCGCTGTTCAGGCAGATGCGCTTGATTGCCACCGCTTGGTAGAACCGAAGAGGTGCAGGGGTGGAAGGGTTGGTTGCCGAAGTCGTCATGGTTTGAACTATATTCTAGTCTTGGGTTGAGTGCAAGAGGAAAACGTCAGGGACCAGCCGCAGCAAGAAACGAACCAACCGGGTTGCGCTGTTCTTGAAGCCTCGCAGCCAGTTGCTTGTCTCTCGCAAGCTTGAAGGTGTTTGCCAGAAATCGACCCATGCCATAGAGGTTCTTGGCAAACCTGTTGGAACGAAAACGCTCGAAACACTTGTCGGAACAGGTCTTGCGCTTCTCATCCGTCTTGAGGCGCTTCTTGCAAGAAACACACCTGGGACCTCGGATGATGGTCCAGAGAGCTCGCTTCTTTCGAAGAGCCTTGAGGCACTGGTTGTTGCAAGTTGTGCGCCTTCCCAGGATCATCGTCTGACAGTGCAGACAAGGATGAGGAGTAGCTACAGCGATGGTTCTACGGGCCAGGGTTGCCCGATACGCAGCAAGACACTGAGCGTTGCATGTCAGCCGGTTCTTCGGGGTATTAGCTCCACAGTGGAGACAGGTTTTCATGGTGTTCTTCTGGGTCCTTTAGAGAATGCAGTGTGAGATGATGATAGCTCCGTAGAGCAAAATCATCAACAGTGCGAGGAACAGAGCGAGTCCAACCGTGGTGTAGTAGATGAAGTTGGGCAAAGGTTCCTTTCTCAGTCAGCGTAGTCGTCCTGACGAGCACGCCATCCGTTGTCAGCCAGCACACAACACCACATGTCGTGGGCAGTGAGTTCCACGGTGGCCGTGATCTTGTCGGTCCACCTTCCAGCGTTCACACGAACACCCTTCGAGAGACCAGCCATGATCTTCTGGAGGGTTGCACGTCCATCCACCTGATCAGCGGTCAGGAAGTTATAGATGCTCGCATCCAGGTAGTCAAGCCGAACATCACGGAGCCACGAACCAGTCTTGGGGCTCTGAACGTGAGCCACCAACTGGAAGGGATCATCGCTGATTCCATCCGTCAGGGTCTTGTTCTTGCCGATCAGAACCTCAACGAGAACCGAGTAAGGCTTGGTGTTGTTGTAGGTCTTGGTGGTCATCCGTGGCCCTTTCTGTTCCTGAACTTACCTTGGTTGAGTCAGTGGGTCAAGGGAAAACAGTGGTCAATCCCACTCGCACTCGTCATCCCCGCAGTCAGCAAGGTACTCGTCGAGATAGGTGGCCATCTCGTTCTTGTCCCCACCACGCTCCTCGGCCTTGTGATCGAACTTGGTTGCACGCATCTGACGTGCGATCACGGCCATGGCGTTCCGGGGCTTGGGCATGGTCTTGTTGATCTTGATCTTGCGTGCCATCTGGTTCGTCTCTCTTTCTGAAAAGAAGATATCAAGGATTGAACCAGATTACAAACAAAATCGACCTGGGTGTGTGGATCAGGCAGAAGCGTGCTTTAGAATAAGCTTCCTGAGCTTGTGACAAGCGGAAGCATAGACGTGTCTGTTTGCCGAACCAAGTTCGTAACAGTCTCTAAGGTTTTGGAGTCCATGGAGAAGGCCCTTCAAGACTCTGACATGATCAGAAGATCCGAAGTCCATCTCTTTTCCACCAAACTTGAACCTTACTCCATCCTTGACACTCTCAGCAAGAACATTGTCATCGGATTCAACTTCTTCCTGAACAGGTCCAGCCCCAGGAGTTGGAGCAGGAGCAACAGGAGCAGGAGTCTGGTTCATTGCTGGTTGAGCATTTCCAGAACCAGTTCCTTGTTGCGTTGTGTCAACCTGGATCACGATTTTTCCAATGCTCTGCAAGAACCTGTCAATCACAGCTTTGTCAGCTTCACTGGTTGACTTGAAGTACGAAGTCAGTTGTCCATACACTTCTGGGTCAGCAAAGGACTTACCACCACGAATCACGTTCAACCTGTCGATCATCGCATCAAGATCGAATGGCTTTGGTTGGTCTCCTGTGCCCTCTGGCGGCGCATTAGGATCCGCTGGTGGGGTTGGTGCAGGAGCATTCGTTGCGGGCGCTGGAGGCACCGGAGAAGGCGGTACAGGAGGCCCTGGTGGGGTCTGTGCTGGAGGTGCTTCGGCTTCCTTCACGATCCTGACAGCTTCGGTCAACAGGGCAGATAGATAGAGTTTTCTGGATGACATCAACAAGTCTCCTCGGTTTAGTAGCGTCTTGGACCCAACCAGATTCGATCATATACTCTGTGAGCATATCGATTCTGATATTCCCGGTTTGCGTTGTAAGGTTCAGCTTGTTGGTTGGTTCCCATTGGGAGAACAACCTTCTTCTTGGCTTCCTCACGCTTGATCGTTTCATCCATGAACTTGAAGAAGTCCATCTGTGGTTCAGTGGTGCTCATACGGCTTAAATAGAACCTTCGTCTTGACTCGGTTGTTCAAAGGTGAGTCAATCTGAACTGAAATCAACTGAAACTCTGGAAGTTCAAAAATGGATGGTTCTGGATTCACGTTTCGGATCTCAAGAGATACCAGATTTGTGGAATCTTTCATTAAAACTAGATGACTCAGCTCCAGAGCAACAGGAAGCAGCACTGTCATTTCCAGAGTCAATCCTGTTTGTTCGGATCTCAACCCCTCAAAAAAACCAACAATCTTGAATAGTTCAAGATTCATGGGAGGAGAAACTGTTAGGATTGCTATTGGAATAGCAACCTCGGAAGGTTTTGTTTCGGGTTCATCCAAGAGTGAATCCGGATCAAACTGATCCGCACCGTCACTTACCAAAACTCTTGAGCCACCAAGGCCAGAATGTTGAACTGTTTCCATTAGACCCTTGTTCTTGAGTCTCTTGATAACAAGACTCAATAGTTCTAATGATGTCGAAGACTTCTTTCTGGAAGGAGTTTCTTGAGAACACTTCCACTTCAATATCTTTTGTGTCGCGACACTCAACAGCAGACAGGTTGGTGGATTTGTCGTGATGGTTATTGAGAATTGACAGGCAGAAATCCTTCATTGGTTCTTCGGAAGAGAAGTGAAAGGATTTTTGGAGGGAATGTCGTTGTTGATCTACTCTCCAGCCTTCAACAACACATATCGGAGGTTCGGACTTGCTTGGCATACAAATCTTGGTTAAGTAGCTTGGAGATTTGGCTAAATCTCAACTGGTTCCTGGAGCTCTTCCGCGGGGGCTGAAACCATGATCTCACTAGACTCCAGGACTTCGACCTTCAACTCCTTCTTTCCGGAACCCTTTGGGCGACCCGAACGACGTGGGAAGACCTTCTTGCTTGCAGCGTTCTGGAAACCCAGGAACAGAGTGTCATCGCTGTTCAGGTCTTCCAGGAGAATCGCCACGATCCGAGCGTGTTCCATCTCTGACAGGATCATCAGGCCATCACGTTCATCCTGAGACACCGACCTTGCCTCAATCTCGGTAAGATTCAGAGTGGCTACCTGACTCTGGATGAATCCTGGAATGTTGTCCTTGAACGTCATCAGCGAAGCAGCATACTCGGATGCTGCTAGCAACTGTGCATGTTCGATCAGAGCGAACATGGCGTTCAGGTCTTCACCTTCCATCTCCATTGGTGACACCCCACCTGTCAACCTCTGGAGCTTGTCTGCACCAGAAACGAAGATTTTGTTCACCATCGTTCCGGTGATACCACCAAGGCTTGCTGCCATCTCTTTCAGAGTGCAGTCTCCCTGAGTGTAGCGTGGTGTTGTGTCCACGTCTTTTGGACGCTGGAGATACTCCATCACACTGTCAAGTTCGTTGTGATCAAACCGCTCCAGAGCAGCCCTGAGCGATGGAATGGCCTTCCAGACCTCCACCAATGCCTCTGGCGAGATAGGCGACTCAGGGAGCAAGAACTCAAGCAGTACGTTCTCCCTTGTCACCCCATCCCGATACCAACGTTTGCCCTCATTCCCAGGACCAAAGTAGACTCGGTGAGCCCACTCTGCAATCTCTCGGAGGTTGTCTCCTGTCAGCTTGTTGGTGTTTACGACTTCTGCCCATACTGTTCCGAGTGCCATAAGTGTGTGGTTCCTTTGCACCCGTTCAGGGTGCGTTACTGTTTTGTACCGTCTGAGGAAGTAAGATTTCCTGTACTTCCTGACTCTACCTTGTCTTCGGGGTCCATGTCAAGCGTGTTCTTGCTGTCTGTCCAACGCCTTCCGAAGTACAAAGCTAGCAGTGGAGTAAGATACCCCATCGCGGTACCTGCGTCAAATTGTCTGATCTCGATGTGACCGATCTTGGAAACAATAGAGACGAGCAACCAAAATGTCACTACAGTAAAACCAACGGAAACAAAAGTCAAACTTGCAGACTTCTGTCCGGACGTGTTCTTGATCCACATATACCATCAATCCTTTGATGGTAACTATGGCTTGACAAAACTGGTTTTTTGGTTTATGGGTGGGAATTTGCGAAAACCACAATACCGCCAACAACAAGAACGCCAACCAACAAACCTCCACCAGCCCAGATCAAACCTTCGGTGACATGTGGTCCAGAACTTGCAGCGGTCTGGGTTTGAAGAAGACGGTTGAGTCTAGCAATGTCTTGGTTTCTTCCTGAGAGAAGAACATTAGCTGTTCTTTCCTGAGTGTCCATCGCCAATCTAAGTGATGCAACATCGGCGTTGTATCTAGCAACAACCAAACTAACGTCATGGTTACGTTCTATCTGACAGCGTTGTTGTTGAGCTTGGAATTCAACGGAAACTCTGGCAACAGCGGGGCCATTGAACAGAACGCCATTGAAAGGCGCAGCAGCGTCCTGACGAAGAGCAACGATCAACTCTCCATTCTGGTTGTTAGGAACGAACAAAGGGGCATCAGAAGCCTGGGGGGAGGCATCATCAACACCGCCATCAGGAAGACCCAACAAAGGCACATCAGGAGAAACAAAGGCGCTTGCATCGTTATCTGTTGTTGCTGTGGTTGGTCTCATGCTTTGCGAACCACCACAGCCCAAAGGGTTGACAATCATCAAAAGAACAAGTAGCAAGGCTAAGAGTCGTTTGTACATTGGACCTCAGTTGGTTGGGTAGATAGGGATGCCAAACAAGATGTTGATGTCTCGTGCCATTGCAGCCGGATCATCTTTGTTTGTTGCAATGATGTGACGAAGGTCAACCTCTTTCTGAACATCCAGAGTGTGAAGCTGGTCTTGATAGTTTCGTTGAATCCTGTCAAGAACTTCGTTATATTTCTGATTGATCTCTTGTTGTCTGGTGATCTGTTCTTGTTGAATTCTTCGTAGTTCATCAAGCTGTTTCGAGTTCTGAGCTTGCTGATCTTTGAACTCTTTCAAAAGTCGATCAACAAGAACAGCTTTGTTCTTCGCAAAAATAGCCGTATAAACCAGGGCTACAGCAAGCACAAGAAGGAACCAGTGTCCTTTGAACCAAACACCAACAACCTTCAAACCTCCCCAAATCTTCATCAACCATATTGGTGTAATCATGTGAATTCCTTAGTTGCTTGTGGACGAAACAGCCTTCTTCTTTTTGGTTCCCCAAGCATCCGCCAAAAAGTCTTCCTCTGACGAATCAACGTCTTCGGACATAGCACTGTCGATACCATTCACCATCTCTTCAAGAGTAGTTGCAGTGCTCACCACAACTTTCTCAAGTTCTTTCTGTTGCAGAATCATGTCTTGTTGTTTTCCAGCAATATGATAGACCGCTTTCTCAAGGTCTGCGAGTTTGTTAAGAACCAGATGAGCATCATGACTGTGGAGTTCTTTTGCAACCACCTGAATCAACTCAGGATTATCAGTCTCGGTATAGAGCATCCCAGGCTTTCTACCAAGAACCTTGGTTTCTGCAAGATCAACCAGAGCTTCAACTGCCCGAACTACCAACCCCTGTACGACGCTCTTCATTGTCATGATTCTAGCCTTTCTCTTCTTCTTTCTTCTCGTGACCAGCCAACTTCATCGAAATCAAGCTGTGTTCTATCAAGTTATAGAGCGATTCCTCATCTGTATGAACGATGTTCAGAGTTTCGGATTCGGCCCTTGCCTTCTTTGCTTCAACCAGGATGTCATGAACTCGCTGATCACCAGTAACCAACAACTTTACCACATAAGACAGGAACTCTTGAGCCGAGATTCTGTGTTTCCAGAGAACCTTCTTGAGTTCAAGCAGAAAAAACTTGTTGAACCCGATCATCAGGCTTCGTCGTTCTTCTGCAACAATCATAGACTCGTTTATCCTCCTCCCCCTCCAACACCAGACCATGCACCGGCAGCAGGAGGTGCTTGAACAGGCGTTGTATCTCCTGGGGCTCTTGGGGCCAACTGGAACTGCGAAGACAAGATGTCCATCATCTGTTTTGCAACACCTGCATCATAGTTCTTTTCAACATAAGCTCTTGCTCGGTTCAGGATTGTGCTCTTTGGATCAAGAAGACCTTCATAGTTCAACACCAATCTTCCAACCGACTGAGCGAAGTTACGAACGTTGAATCTTGGGTTCTCCACTTGAGGTTGAGCAGGAGCCGCTGGAGCAGCCGTTTGATCATCACCTCCACCCGTTGGATCACCACCTCCCATGTCATCACCGCCACCCATTGGATCATCTCCCTCGGCTTCCAACAAAGCAAGGAAGGTCTTCTTGAATCCTTCTCGCATCTCGATTCCACCAACAGGAGCGGTTGGAGTTACACCTGGACCTTGTGGTGTTTGAGAAGGAAGCAAACCACCAGGAGCTCCAAGGTCTGTTCCAGGAACTTGATAGTTCTGTTGGGTGGGCAGACTCTCTTTCTCATACTTCATGAAGTACGAGTCAACCTTCATGTCAAGAGACAGGTTTTGAAGTTCCATTGGGATTGGTTGAGGATCGGATGGATTGATCGGAGCACCCTCCTCCATCAACAGATGCGCAACGTCTCTGAGCATTGGTTTCTTTCTAAGAGTTTTCATTACTGTTTTCCACCCGTCTGTTGAGCACCAACCATCGGTCTTGGGTTAACTTGCATATCTGAACCAGGAGCAGGAAGGCGTTCAACACCTCCAGGCGTCACCTGATCTTTGCCGATTGGTGGAGTGTTGCTTGCTTGATCGATCATCTTTTGAGGAATGTTGTTCACCAGTGGTCTAACCAAGTATAGGTCTTTCAGGTTCGCTCTCTCAGCAATCACCATCCTGGCTTCGACAATCTGCCAGTTGATCTCACGCATCATTGCATTCACATATGACTTCTTGTCATCCAGGTAGTCTTTGTAATATGCATGAGACCACATATCCAGAACAAGAATAGGAATGCCACACACAGGAATGTTCTCTGTGTGTCCATCAACCATAGCGTGAAGATACTTTTCCTTGAATGGATCAAAGTAGAGAATCACCCAGCCTTCTCGTGCAGCTAGAGCAGTGCCACGAAAGTCAAACTGCCAGTTCTCGAATGTTCCCCAATCTCTTCCAAGACGCATGTAAGGGATACTGTCTCTGTGGATCTCAGACTGTTGATCCGAGATGTTGCCAAAGTAGAGTTCGTGAAGCTTGGTTGCATTCAGAGCATACGTCTCATCAAGCTTCAAACTCCTGAGTTTGATGATGTCTTCACGACTCACTGTGTCAAGTTCAGCAGAAGCTTGGTTGAACTGAGCGATGTAGTTCTTGTAAAGTTTCTCGTGGGCTTCCTTGGTCTTGTCGGATAGCCAGTCTGTCTTGAGAACAAACGTCTTTGGAATAAGGATCAGAGCTTCTTGAAGCAGCTTCTTGCCCTGAACAACAGCTTCCTGTAACTTGGTTGTCAGAGCCTCTGGTTTCTTTGATGGTTGAGGGAGAGCTCCGTTCTTCTCCAGAGACGCTCTCACAGCCTTGGCTGCCACTTCTTGAAGGTTTTCTCGGTTGATTGTCACAACGGCACCTATGGGTCTAAATAGGTTGAAGGCTGTAAGCCAAGTTGGTTGAAAAACCGATTCGGTTACTAGCTAGCGGCATGACGAAGCCATTCAAGACCAAGTTCCCTGTTATTTCTTCATTTCAACCCATCTGCAACAGGCAATTTATCCTGGATCTCCCAGGAATCGATGCCTTCTTAGTTAAGAGCGTTGAAAGACCACCTTACATCAGACCAAAGGAAAGATGGAACCGAGAGAAACCAGACTGGCAGTTGCTTGATGAGCACTTGGCTCATAAGAAGCTGATTGTGAAACTCCATAATGCCATCGCTCCATCAACCGAACAACAAGTACAAGAGTTGATTGATCGAGTCGAAGCAATACCAGAAGTCAAGATCAAGTTTATGGATCCTGTTGGCACTGTGATTGGTGTCAGAGTGTTTCGATCTGTTGTGGTTGAAAGAGTTGACTATGACTTGTTGACCTACGAAGACAGTCAACCAACATCAGAGATAAAACTGACTTTGAGCTATAACAGCGAGAAACTTGTCTTCTAGACAAGCTGCTTTCCAATCAGTTGCTCAAGACGCAAGAACTCTGGGTGTTGAACATCTGGTCTTGGATCACCTTGGTTACGCATCAAGAGTGTTGCAGCAGCAACAGCAGTAGCTTGTTCAAGTTCATAACTGGAGTGAAGAAACAGTTTGTTGGCTTGATTCCTGGACCAGATTTCATGGGCTTTTTTCTGAAAAGCTCCGATGGCTTTCTGTCTCACTTGTTCAACTATGTCTGTTGGAACATCCACAGAACCAACGGCTCGGATCATTGCGTGAGAGCTCCTGAGTTTGAAGTGATGACTCAGATCGGAACTAAGAAGTGCTTGTTGAAACAGTTGGGGTGTTGGATCGATCTTCTTGTCTTTGAGAGACCAATGAGACACATCAAACCAGAGCATGTGTCTGTTTAGTTTCTTGGATACCAGAGTTGGTTTGTCGCCAGTCTTCATATACATGTTCCTGAAAGAACTAGTCCCATTCGGCCAATCAAGCTTCCAAGCTTCGGTTGTGATATAACCAAGAAACACTCCTCTCTCCCCTTGTTTGGATTCATAGATCCTGCCGACTTCAAACTTGGCTTTTGGAATAGAAACAAGAATAGAGCGTTCACCAGCTTCCAAGAGTGCTGTGTAAAGCTGAGAACCAACTCTGACAAGTTTCATCTCAGTTCCCACCCTGGCCCATTGATATTCGCCCGACAACACACCTCCGGGCTGGATTCCACGAGTGAGCATGGTATCCAGGAGAACATCTTCTCGAAGATCAAAATAGAAACCATCTGGTGTCACCACCTTGTAAGCTCTACCGCCTTCACCCCTGTGTTCTAATCCAATCACCTTGATTCCCGAGATTGGCTGGTTCTCTTTCTTGATCTTCTGCACCGTTCCCGTCACTTCAACCTGACGAGTTGTTGGATTCCACTTGCTACATGTGTTTGAAGCCCATTTCATGCCTGTGCTGATTGTCTTCTGGTTGTCAGCATCAGAAACAAACGCGGGAGTTACTTCTGTGTAAGTCAGTTCATCTTCTGGTTGATCCGCTTCATCCCATCTCCTGGTTACTCGAACAGGTGCTCCAAAGATGTAAACAATATCAACAGGAATGTGTCCAGAACGAATCTTCATAGTTCTATCCTACCAGTTAGGAAGGTCTAATTACCTTCAATTGTATGACACTGAAACAACTCATTCAAGAAACAGTCCAGAGAGAACTAAGAAGGCTGCTTGAAGACATGGAGCAGGGGTTCTCGTTTGATGAACTGATGCAGTGTTCGGATATCGATCAAGCAAAAGAATACCTGGACTCCCATCTTGAAAAGGCCGGGGAAGGATCTCATCGAATCACCTATGGCTTGGATGAAACAAGGGTCATCAAGTTGGTCAAGAACAACATTCTCCAAAATGCACAAGAAGCAAGAAACTCAAGGTGCATGTCCAGAAAGTATGTTGTTCAGGTCTTTGAAAAACACCCTGAGTTCTGGTGGATAGTGGTTGAACGAGTTCAGAAACTCAGTCTTCAAGAATTCATCACGGAGTTTGAACGAAGAGTCAAAACCACCATTCCAGCAGCGGCTTACAAACAGGGGGAACAAGCTCTTGAAGAGAAACAGGCAAGAATCATGATGGCTATTGAGTATGGAGCAGATGCTACCAATCCTCACCAGTTCGATGAACACAATGAATGGATGAAGACATCTGCTTGGTATCGTGGGTTGATTGCTAGCTTGAGGAAGTGTCAGGTTCAAGCGGATGACTTCCATTCTAACAACTGGGGTTTGAGACCTGGAACGAATGAACTTGTGTTACTGGATCTGGGGTTTGCCGAATGACAATGAAGACGCTGAAAGAGTTCAATGCTTGGTTGGAAGAGGAGCAATCTTTTGAGTTCTCTATTGAGAAACTGAAAAAGATTGGAACTGGCCCTGTTAGCCAAGAGACACAGGTAGAGATTTATCGTTATCTGCAAAAAACATTGGGACAATCAAGCTGGAGCGGATCTTTTCGTTACACTTGGCCCCTGGATGATCAACGGGTATTGAAATTGATCAAAGGGGTTGATCGAATCTCTCAAAACCAACAGGAGTTGAAAAACTCCAGATGCCTTGGGCATGACTACGCAGTCCAGGTTCTTGATTACCATCCACAGTTTTACTGGCTTATTGAAGAAAGAGTTGAACATCTTTCAGACGAACAGTTCGTGGCAGAGTTCAACAAGAAGCTTGGAACAAACTTTGGCGAATCAGTTGAAGGGGGTCATGGTGGTGAGATGAGCACTTCATTCATGATAACCACTGTGATTTCAAACATTGTTGGAGGGCATATGAAACGGAATGACTCCTATTTCAAGTTCTATCCCTATTTCTTGAAGTCTGAATGGTTTGCTCCTCTTGCTGAAAAACTTGAAACCTGTCAAGTCAGTTCGGATGATTTTCATAACGAGAATTGGGGGATTCGGCCTGGAACCGGAGAGCTTGTTCTCCTAGACCTTGGTTTTTGATCTCAGAACACGGATCTGGTTAGGGAATGTCTTCATGCCCCACTGATCCTTCTGGAACTTGCCAACGATGATGTCATGCTTCTGAAACACAACATCCTTGTTTGAGTCAAAATTCCATACCTTGCAGTTCCTACGAGCTCCTGAGTCTCCATGAAACACCAACCTGAGATACTCCTTTCCGGTTGAGCTCTTGTCAACACTGCAAGAATCCACGATTGCCCAATAGAACTCACCTGGATTCTCATGAGAGTCAACAGACTCGATCTTGGCCTTTGCGAAGTATTCAACCATCTCATCCGAGATAATCAAAGACATGTCGATCTGCCCTGTCAGTTCTTTGCTGAACTCAACCTTCTCTTGAGTTGTCCAGTCATCTGGTTGATTGGCAACCACTTCCTGGATCAACAGGTTCATCTCTGCAACAGCATCGTTGTTCTTCTTCCTTGCTGCGATTCGCTTGAGTTTGTCATAGTTGTCAATGAAGACGGTGTGCATCTGCTTGTGGTTTGCAAAAGGTCTTCCTGGCCCAACCAATCCCATTGACTCAAACGCACCTGTCTTGATCAGGTTGGCGAAGGCACGCTTGTTGAACTTGCTGTGTCTCCAGGAACCGTCTGAGTTCACGATCAAGTCCGCAGGCTTCGTGTAAGGACGATAGGTCTTGATCTCCTGGAGTGCCGCCTTTCCAACGCCTTTGATGGCTGAGAAGGAAGGCACCAGGATCTTGTTTCCACGAACCGAGAAGTTCTCTTCTGACAGGTTGATGTCTGGTTTACCAACCTTGTATCCAAGAGTTCTTGCTTCCATCAAGGCAACGCTCTTTGGATCCTCACCAGAAGCAGACTTGCCTTTTCCTACCGTTGCAAAGTCAAGGTAGCTGGCAATCCACTCATCAGGATAGTAGGTCAGGAACCAAGCACACTGATAAGAGGTGATGGCGTAAGCCATAGCGTGACTCTTGTTGAAACCATAGGCAGTCCACTTCTCAAAGTCAGACCAAACAGTCTGTGCAGCTTCCTTGCTGATTCCAGAATAAGCCATGGAATCAGTGACAAACTTCTCTCCAAGCGCCTGGATCTCTTTTGCCTGTTTCTCGGCGTTGCTCTTGTCCTTCTTGGTGAATGCCTTTCGGATGCTGTCCGTGTCATCCAGGTGCATTCCAGACAACCTGTTCACGATCAACTGGAGTTGCTCCTGAAAGATCAACAAGCCACCTGTGTATCCGAGAACCTCTTCAAGAACCGGGTGAACGTAGGTCACCTCTTCTGGATTCATTCGGTTCTTGAGAAAGATGTTGTGAGCATCCAATCCCATTGGTCCAGGACGGAAGATGGACGTTGCAATGGCGATGTCCAGAACAGAAGTTGGCTTCATCTTCTGCATGAACTTCTGAACGTTATCCTTCACGAACTGGAACACACCAGCATATCGACCTTCCCAATAGACATGCTTGAACACCTTTGGATCATCCAAGGTGTTGTTGTCAGGGTGAAGGTTCTCAAAAAACCACTGGTTGATATCCTTCTGAGTAACGTACTTCTTGCCCTGCTTCTTGAGAATCCTGCGAATGCACTCCTCGAACACGCGCAAGGTTCCAAGACCAAGGATGTCAAACTTCAACAGTCCAAAGTCTTCCAGGTGTCTTGCTGCAAGACCTTCTGGCCATGGTGTCTGGAGACCGCCCTTTGCTTTGATCAGTGGCATACCATCTCTGGCATTGTCAGTGATGATCACACCACCAGCATGTCTACCAACGGTTCTTTGCTGTTTCCAAAGCACGTCCAGGGTGTCTTGGAATCCTGGGAACTTGGATGCCACAGTCTTCATGAAAGCCTGATAAGACGCCGAGTGTTCGGCAAGGTCTTCAAAGGTCAATTCGTACTGAGCAGCATCAAACCCAGGTTCGGCTTTCTTCACAGCCATGACCTCTGGGATCATGGTGGTTGTGTACTTGTTCACTTCCTCAAATGGAACAGCGTAGAGCTTACACAAGTCCTTGATCAGAGACAGCGGCTTCAAAGCAGCGAAGTTTGAAACAGGGATCACGTTCTCATCACCAAAGAACTCCTGCAAGAGCTTCACGGCTTTGTCTCTGTCACCAAAGTCAGAGTCAATGTCGGGAAATGCCTTCTTCTTTCTGGTCATGAACCTCTCAAACAACAGGTCGTGTTTGATTGGATCCATCTGTGTGATGTTCAAGACATACGCCAGAAGAGAACCACCAGCAGAACCACGAGCATTACCGATCAGCATGTGCTCACCAGCGATTCGCATGATCTGATAATAGGTCAAGAAGTATTTGGCGAACTTGAGTGTCTTGATCACCTCAAGCTCGTACTTCAACCTGTCAATGTAGTTCTGCTTCTTGTGAACCTTACGGAACACAAGACCCTCGATTGCAAGCTTCTTGACTTCCTTGAATGCCAAGGTGTCTTCGTCAACACCCTCACCAAGCTCCTCTGTCAATCTCTTGAGCTCGTCTTGTTCAACGATCCTCTGGATTGCAGGAAGCTTCACTCTCCTGTCTGGTTGAGCATTGCCAATCTGTTGGTGAGCGATGTCATGAGTTCTCTCGATAGCTTCACGAACCAGATCATCCTGATAGAAGTCATAGGAACCACAGTAGTCCTTGTAGCTCTTCCATACCTGTTCGGCGTTCTTTGGATAGAGCTCACACTTGAGTTCATCGATTGACTGTGGGATTGGCTTCCTGCCATCCTCTGGCTTGAGGAACTGGAGCATTCCCATCATCTTGTAGATTTCACGCTCTCTCCAGTGCGATGGATCCGAGTAGTGAGCATCACAAGTTACAACCAAGGGACAACCTGTTCTCTTGGAAGCTTCGATCAGGTGTCGGTTGACAAGGTGTTGCGCTCCAAGCCTGTTGAACTGGAGTTCCAGGTAGTAGTTCTCTGGCCCAAGAGCTTCCTGGAACTCTGCAATCGCTGTTGCAAGTTCTGCTTGGATCTCTTCCAGGTTGTCACTGTTTGGAACCCAGAGGTTGTGATCCGGTTCCTTCTGGTGATCGAACACGATCTTTGCTGGATAACCAGCAATACATGCGGTCAGAGCGATGATGTTTCCCTTGCCGTGTTTTCTGAGCATGTCAAGGTCAACACGGGGATAACGATAGAACCCATCAGCAGCAGAACTGCTAACGATCCTGAACAGGGACTTCAACCCCTCATCGTTCTTTGCAAGCAAAACCAAGTGGTTGCGCTGATAGAGAGGGTTCTTGTACTTGCTCGCAACTCCCTTTGACTCTTCTTCATTTTCAACAATCGTGCCACCAGAGTCATCCAGGTCTTGTTCTTCTGCCTTGATAGCAGTTACCTCATCAAGCTCCTCCTTGGTTCTGGCAAGCTCGTCACCCACCGTCTCGGGGGCCTCTGTGGCCTCTTCTGGGGCTTCGGAGCTCTTGGTGCGGGTCTTCTTAGGTGCAAGAGATCCAGCAGCCTTCTGAGCCTCATAGAGCTCTTTCCAGCGAGCTAGAGAAGGAACAAAGTAAGCCTCGACGCCATGAATGGCTTTGAATGGCTTTCCTGTTTTCCTGAGCTTCTCAGCATGAACATATTGGTGAGAAAACCCGTTCATGTTACCGTGATCGGTCAGAGCAAGAGCATCACCGCCGTTCTTCAGAACGAACTCGATATGATCCTGTGGCCTACCGATGGCATCAAACGTGCTGTAGGTTGAGTGACTGTGAAGTCCAACGAACCTTGTAGGTGCAACTGTCATTCTGGGTAGTATAGTTCACCAACCTGTTCCTTTGAAGCCATTCTGGATATTTAGAGACATGACGAATCTGAGAGCCATGATCCAGGAAGCGATTGACCTGGAGATCCAGGAGATTTTTGGAATGTTTAACAAGCCAAAGAATCCACCACAAGGACCAGGAAGCACCGAACAACTCCCCCAGGATCCTGTTCAACAAACCACACCCAAGGAAAAGTTCTCTCTTTTGGCGTTGAAACAGCTAAAAACCTCGAAAGAGATGAGGGACTATGTTAGAAAGACCTTGCAGCTTGCTGGTTCACCAGGACAAGCTAGAGCGGCTTATGCGATCGATGACAACACGGTTCTCAAGATTGCTCTGAGCGATAACAAGACCTATCAGAACAAGAACGAGGTTGAGAACTCAAGGTGCCTTGGACCAACTTACTCTGTCAAGGTTTTCTCATTTCATCCTCGTTATATTTGGATTGTTGAAGAAAGGGTTAAGCCAATAACCTCATCTGATGAGATCACAACAAAGTTCAATCAACTCACAAACCTGGAGGATCCGGAACTACAGTTCAAGAGTTCGATGGACATTCAAGACTTCTTGACTGACATGCCAAGCCTTCTTTCCAAGACAGGTCAATCCAGTCGCTATCAACACAGACATGACCTGTTGATGTCATCAAGTTCATGGTACAGGGGTTTGATTGAGAAGTTGAGTGGTTGTCACGTTGCAAGCTGGGACTTCCACAAGAACAATTGGGGAATCAGACCATCAACCGGAGAACTTGTTCTTTTGGATATTGGTTTCAGCAGAACAGATTCAAGTCCGAAGGAGCAGTTTTTCAAAGAGTTTGTCGATCAAACAATTCAGGAAGAATTAATGAGGATTGATCTAAGTTTTTGACAGAGCGGTAAAGGTTTCAACAGCTCGGTGAAGAGCAGAGCCCTTCTTGCACAAGTCATCGCAAAGCAAAAAGTTCTTGTAACCCATGCTCTTCAACAATGCAAGCTCATTGATGTCCGAACAGCTTGGAACGTTGTTTGCAAACAATGAGAGAAGCATCCTGGATCCCACCATTGCATTGGGATCTCTCTCGATGATCAACCGTTGGGCTTCGATGATCTCATGGGGCTGATCAACCTCAACATACAGGTCACCACGAGCACATGCAAGACGAAACCCCTTGAGGTTTGGAGAAGGAAGCATGGAGACGAATCTGAGTCCACGCTTGCTCTCGATCTTGAGGATCAGTTCGGCAGAGTTACCGATCAGTTCTCTGAACTCCTCCACGTCTCTTGGCCGTTCGACATAAGAGAGATAGAACCGCTTGGCTCCTGCCCTGACAGCCATCTCGATCTTGGACTTTTCGTCATCTGTGAACAGAGGGCCATCAATAGCCATTCTCATATCACGAAAGTGAACCGAATCCCCAGGCTTCACCCTGTATTTTGGATATCCATCGGCTCTGAGAACAAGACGCTTCCCATCGATCTTCTCAACCATTGCCCAATCTTCTCCAGCTTTGAAGATGATCGGATGAGGAAGAACCAAACCTGTGATCTTGTGGTTCATCACCAGTTCCAGGTGATCCTTGTGATAGATCGCTTCTTCAACCCGAAGCTGTCTACCCTTTGCATCGAACCACAGAGGAACGGTAGTGTTTGCTGGAATCCTGGAGAGTTGATCCGTGAGCTCAGAAGCCCTGAACAACAGTCCATTCATTCGGATTCCAGCAACGTTGGGATCTGAGCAGAACTCCCCAAAGTGAGGATCTGATGGAACACAGGTGATGTGAAGGTTCATTTCGAAACAACCTCTGAGTGACTTGAAAATCCATGTTCTTGAAGCATCGCTTGATACTCAACTCCATCTACCAGATAACACTTTGGCTGATTGTGATTCATGGCCCACACCCATTGTCCGCCAATGATGCCACCTGGGGGAAAACAAGTGCGTCTTTGACGAACTGAGTGGGGAACAGGCGAACGCCTGTGTTGCGAATGAACGACATGAAGCTGTTATAGCAGAGGTTTGCTTGGCTTACCAGGACCAAGTTTGTGCATCGTGCTCTTTCCAGAGCGAAGCTGCTTTGGAGAAGAAGAGGTTACGGCCTTGAAGTAACCATTCAGGGTTGTCAGAACCGTCTTGACCTGTTCTGGTGTCTGGCGGGTTGTCAACTCACCCACGAACTCATCGACCTTCTCTGTTGCACCTGCAAGGATACCAAACAGGGTGTCCACAACACGCTCAGGTTCACGAAGCGGATGGATATGTTCTGGTGGCAACAGTGGAAGCCATGCAGCTTTGACCTCAGCAGTCACAGGAGATGTCTCGTAGCGACTGTAGGGCTTGTGGATCAGGTGGACATCATACACCTCGTTCAACTGCTTGAACAGTTCCTCGGTGCTCATGCTCTCTGCATTTGAAACACCAAGCGCAGCAAGCTGTGTGCCAGTGAGCTGAGGATATGGGGCTTCATCACCGATGAACACCAGAACAGGCTTGACATCACGAGCAACATCAACAGCCTTGAGGAAGTAGCCACCAGCAAGCTCATAACTTTCCTTGCGTGTTCCGCCACCTCCACCTTCGATCACGAGGGAACCAAGAGCTTCCTTGGCTTCATCAAAAGTTGCCTTGGGCTCATGGATCTGGAGAGCATAGTCATCCGATGTAGCATCACCCACAGCAGCAATCAGGAGTCGAGCGTTCTCACCAAGATACACCTTGAGTTCGTGCATGAGGTAAGGAAGCTTTCCAAACATCACAGCAGGCCATTGACCCATTGAACCTGTCACGTCAGTTACAACAATCAGAGTTGGAGACTCCAACTTGATGCCTGTCTTGACAAGATCCCTGGGTGCGACTCTTGCTGCGGTCGCATTTGCATAGCTCCGGTTGACCACAGAACTTGTGTAGGTCGCTCGGGCTGCGCTATAGTCATGGGTTGATACCCATGATGTCGCGGTGTAGTCGGCTGATTCACTCATTGACGTTGTCCTCTTCTTCCTTTTTCAAAATCTCGGTTAGCTCTAACAGCAAGTTTTTTGCTGTTTCTCCATTGAATGTGAAGTAACCCATTGTCCCTTGGTTGCTTTGTAGCACCGCAAACTCAAAACTTTCGATTGGCAGTCGGATCACCACATGGTTTGGCAGTATTTCCTTTAGTTCTAGCATATCAACTAATCCTATCACACGGAACGTCGGGAAATACCTTGCCCCTGGTGTTTCTTGAACCGAAACACTTGATCCGGATTCCGCCAAAAGTCTGAAGTAAGTCGTTACTCCAGTTTGGGCGTTTAAGGATATCTGGATGTGTGAGATCCAGCAAGAACTTCTGAAACTCTTCTGGCATCTTCTTGAGTGCCGGATCTGTTCTCTTGGCCATCTTACCTGTAAGAGCATAGATCATTGTCATACCAAGAGCATAGAGATCCGTTTCTGGAATCAACGGTTTTCTCTCAATAGAAAGCTGCTCTGGAGGAGAGAAGTGAGCCGTGAATCCGATGTTTGAATCTTTTCCGGTGGGTTTGACCATTGAAAGACCGAAGTCGATCATCACAGCACCATGACTTTCGGGCTGTAAGATGATGTTCTGTGGCTTGAGATCACCATGAATCACTCCGTTAGCATGAAGGTAGTTCAGACCTGCCAAGAGTCTTTCAAAGATCCAGCCAACATGCTCTGGTGGAACAGCACCAACGTGCTTCACAACCTGTTCCAAGGTTGGACCTGGAACATAGGTCATCACGATCGCAAGGGCACCATCATCAAGCTGAATGACCTCACGAACAGCCGGAAATGCATAGTGACGGATGTCCCAGATGGCTCTGGCTTCATTGAGCATGATGTCTGTGTGCTCAGGACTGACTTCCATACAAGCTTTGAGCACAGCAAGCTTCTTGGTCAGGATATGACGAACAACATAGGTTCGTCCCATTGCTCCTTCGGCAAGGAACTTGACAATCTCCCAGGATCCGATCACCTTCTTGCCAGAAAGACCAATTGCAAGTTCTCTATCATAAGCCTTACGCTTGTCAGAGTCCAAGAGGGTCTTTCTCGCTTCATCAATGTCTTTGAACAGGCTGATGTTACCAGTTGGGTGATCAGGATGATACTTCTGTGCCAGAGCTTTGAAAGCTGCCTGGATCACTTCCGAGGATGCCCTGGGATCAACGTTCAGGGTTTGGTAGAGATTGCTCATGAGTTGAATTTAGCAAAATGCCTTGCGTGTTTGAACCGAGTTAGGAGACTGCCTTTTTGATACCGGAAGCTACCGATCCAAGAGCAGCAGTGGTGATCACGATTCCACAAAAACCAATCACTCCGATGAACTGAACAGTAGACTTGATTCCCATTAGTCGTTTTCTCCGATGGTTTCTCTGATAATAGCAGAAACCTCGGATGGAGTCAACACCGAACCTCCAACCCTGGGACTGCCACCGATGGTGTTCCCACCACCCCAGACATCACCATTCAGTGCAGCAACACCACGCTTTTGACGTTCTGCAAAGTTCAAAGCTTCCAGAATCTCTAGGATGTCAAATCCAGAGATGAACTGAGACATCTTGACCAAGGTGTAAGTCCATGCGCCATCAGGTCGCTTGGATACAGCAACAAATGCTCTGATGCCATCCGAGAACAATGCACTTCTTGCATGTTGGCCAGTCTCAGAAACCATAGACCATCCTTTGCCTTGCTCCAGGATGGTGTAGCTCTTGTCAAGAGGGATGCTTTTTCCATGACCCATCACATAAGCAGTGATCCGGTTTCCAACCGCTTCGATCACTTGCAGATATTCATAGGAGCTCTTTCTTCCAAGACCTCCATGAGTTCTGAACATCCTGTAAGGTTCAAAGATCCAACCCATCTCGGCAAGAAAAGGAAGATCGAAACAGATGGGATAGGAACCACCTGTGGTATCCAAGTAGTCTTCCATTGCGACCAGTTTGTTGATCAGTGGATTGATGGTGTTTTGCACCAGGATGTGGTTGTTGAGCAACCACCAAGCGAGACAGACATCCTCGTCACAGTCATTCACATAAGTGATAGCTGTGGGTTGACCATCCTTGCGAAAGGAAGAGAACAAACCTTGACGGATTGCTAAGAGAACCTGAGCGCAGGTTGCTCTGGTTGCCAGCCTATCCACTTCTTCGTGGTGGTTGAAGTTGGCATAAGGCCCTGTGGATGTCTCTAAGAACTTGGGACCACCATGAACATAACCATCCAAGGCAATCGCAAACGGAGGTTTGGAAGAGGCGAAGGAAGCCCAATCAAGGGGAACCTGTTGGGCTTCAACGATCAGAGAGATAGACATGTTAGCGACGATTCAGAGGGCGGAACATTCCTGCGTGGTTGTACTGAGCATTCCAGTGGTCACCGATCTGATAGCGATCATACTCGGGAAGACTGTGTGGCTCAACAGGAAACCGGCCCACTTCTCCTGCATCAAAGGTAGCATGAAACCGTACCGAATCAACCGTGCAACGTGCGACAGTTGGATTGGCAATATACAGTGTCTCAGGATCACCAGGGCACACTACGTTTTCAGGTGCAGAGAGCTCTGGACGAACCAGAGTGTGATCTGTGTTCGTGGTGTCAGCAACTTGAACAACAGGCCATGTGGGAAAATCAAACTCGCACTTCTGGTCGTAGTCAGGACACTGCTCATAACAAGTATCATACTCGGTACGATAGCAAGTCTGACAGACACGGTTTGTTGTACAAGACTCCTCATCCCGGCATCGTTCCGAACAGGACGAAGATCCATTTCCATTGTTAGAACACGAGGTTGAACACACAGGGCGTGTTGTGCAGTTTCGCTCATCACGACAGTTGCATTCGTACCCAACCTGATGCGGGTTGCACTGGTAGGGATTGCACTGGTGGTAACTGCGGATCTCTTCGTGACAAGATTCGTTGAAAGCGTGTGGAGGTTCGTTGTTCTTCCAATCGCTGTCGTGCCGAAGTTCTCGCTGATGAAGATCAACGTGATAATGCCATGTTGTCTCAGTCACCGTCGCAGTTGTTGGATGCCAAGAGAACAACCAGAAACAACCATAGATGATTCCTGCAAGAACAGCAAGGACACCAAAGATGATCCCAACGATTCCAGCGTTGTCCGAGATCCAAGCTGTTGCTTGTTTCAGCGGAGAATTGATCAGAGAACCAAGGTTGAAATCCTGATCTTGTTTGTTAACAGTAACAGGCTGATACTTGACATCACGGTAATGAGCACCAGGAGAGACAATTACCTTTTGCTCTTGAACGACAGAATTGATCGCCGGAGAACGAACTGGAGAAGCAACGGAAGTTGGAGCAGAAATCTGCACAGTTGCACCTTGGAGTGCGGCTGATTCAGAATCATAAGATGTTTTTGAAGGAATCGACCAAAAACTGTTTTTTGGAGGAGCTACTGGGTCAAGAACCATGCCACCAGCAGTGGTGTCCTGACCCTTTCCAGCATCACCTTTCTTCTCAACTTGAGCTGAACCACATTCCTTGCAAACCAACGCAGATGCGGGATTGCGAGTGTGTCCAACGCAGTAAGAGCAGAACCAGTCAGGACGCTTGTCATCAAACCGTGTGGTGTCCTTGACGCGGTTCTCGTATGACATGTCTGTTGGGACATTTTCCTTGTGTTCGGTTCCTTTGGGTTGACCGCAGGTTGCACACTTGTCATCACGAAAACGGTTCTCTGTTTTGCAAGCGTCACATGTCCAGGTGTGTTCGATGGTCCAGGTCCGAGTTGTGTAGCTCATGAACCAGAGGATATCTTATCGGAGATAGGAGATCAAGAGGAAAAAGACGAGAGAGAACACCAGAGAAAACAGAACGGCACGCTTCCAGTGTTTTAACCAAGAATGTGGATAAGTCACCTTGAGTTTGTTCTGACGACGGAGACGTTCCATCTTGATATAGAGATCATCTTCTGACATCATGATTGAGGATCTTCCAAGATCACTTCAAACCTTGTTGGAGAGGTTCCATCAGCTTCGATCCTGACCTGAAGGTTCCAAACAGGATTTGTCTCAGATTGTCTCATCCCATTCCTGAGACCTTGGGCTTGATAGTTCAGTTCAACTAGTTTAGCTGGTGTTACCAGAAGCACAGGATTGAGCTCGATCAACCTTCGTTGATAGAACTCTTTTGCGAGTCTTAGGGTGTTTGCGTTCATGACCAATATATTAGTCCATGAACCGCCGAAAAGCCCAAACAATCAAGCCAATCACAAGAAGACCAAACATGGCTTCGATGGCGATGTAGGTAATGATGATTTGAAAGATCGAGTCAATCAGATGAGAGAGTGTGTTGGGTTCCATAACTTGAACTATACCTCTGTTCTGAGTATTATTCAACAAACAAATTGTTGATCGCTTCCTCGTTCTTGAGTCTGCGAGCTTCCTCAAGTTGAAGAACCTGTTCCCAGGTTAGAAGATCCTTTTCGGAATCCAAAAGTTTTAGAGAACCCTCTGAGATTTCATAGATCACATCTTCGTGAATGATCTTGGCTTTTCCACGAGGTCTATCAAAACAAGCTACAAACACGATGGTTCCAAAAGGAATGACAACACTGGTCTTGAAACCATCTTTGCCAAATGCCCTGACAGACTCGTTGATCACCTGACCAAGCATGGTGAGTTCCTGTTGTTGTGATACTTCTTTTGAAGTTCTTCGATGGGAATGATGTCTTGTTCTGATTCTAAAAGACTCAGGGCAGAACGAGATACTACGAGAACCATGTCTTCATAGATCACGGTTGTTGTTCGGTCATCGCTGTTTACCAAGAACACAATGGTCCCTTGGGGGATCATACCTCGTTCCACCTTGTCGTGGTGTCGATACTGGTAAACGATCTGTCTCCAAAGGACCTGTGCAAGCATCAACCCTCCAGGCAATGATCATAGGTTTGCGAATCTGAAAGATACACAACCCTGTTTTTTGCAAGAGCAGGTTTCGGGCTGTATTGTCTTGTTTTGTAAGAAGCGTCTTTTCCACAGACAGGACACTCTCCCACAAAACTCAAGTACCAATATGGCTTTTTCATGTCTGCTACTTTCGCTTGCGTGTCTTGTAGTCTTCTCCGACGTACTTGAATCTTCGATCTATCCGAACTGGATTTGCCAACTTCCACATGCCAACTCTTCCTTGTTTACCGTTCATAAGTCTTAGAATACTAGCTCTATCCAGTTTATGCTCTCGACAGAAAGCGTGGAGGTTGGTAATTGGGCCATAAATGGTGCCATCAGGAGCCAGAAGTTGAATATTGTAAATCTTTTGCTTGGATGCAATCATCCGTTGTTTGCCTTCTGGCGTTTGTGCATTTGGTTTCCCAAGTTTGGCTTTTTGAATTGCTACTCTGCGCAAATCAGAACAAGGTCCAGTTGATTTGCCTTTCTTAGCCAAACTCATTCTCTTTCTAGTTTCCTCTGAAGGATTCCAAGCGCGTCTGCCTTTAGCTTCCTGTTCAATGTTATAGCACATCACTCTGTTGTCGTAAAGGGCATCAAGCCACCGTTGTTCGATGGTAATCCTGCTGTCTTCTGAGCATTTCTCCAGCACAAAAAACAGGAAAGAATCACCCCCACACTTTTGGTAATCATTTTGCAAGAATTGATTTTCATGAATGCCATTTCGCAAGTGTCTGCGATGTTCAGTAAAACGTCTCCATAAATGATTGGAGCTTCCAACATACCTTCTGCCATTATTGACATTGAATATGCAATAAACTCCAACCACCTTGTTAGACTTTTTGAGTTGATCGCAGTTAAGCATTTCTCACCCACCCACTTAGATAGGCGAGAACCTGCTATTTCTTTTTCGCATTCCGCAATTTGAAGCCCTCGGAAACAAACTTGAAGATCACTCTGCCTGTGAAGGCATGACGGTTCTCAGGATTGTACTGAGCAAACCTCTCACGCACAGGCTTGATCACGTAACCCTCTCTGATATGCCCTGGGTAGAGCACGGAAGGTCCGTTCCTGAGATCCTCAAGCTCAGGCTTCCAGGGGCCTCTGTAGAGCTCAGGAACGAGCTCCAAACCCATTGTATGGGCAATCGCACGGGTAACATCCCAATCGTTGTAATGACCAAGAGATGTACTCCAGGTGTCAAACAAACGAAAGGTTGCTCCGCTGTTAACGCCATATTTTAGGTCTTGGACTTGTCCATAAACTTCTCCAAACAAAACCACATCGAAATTGTTTTGATGTGTGAGTGGACTAAGACAGAGTTTCTGAAACTTGTTCTCCAAGTCCATGTTCTTTGCAACATTCCACCATAGGTTACCTTCGGTACCATCTGGACGAACGTACTGAGCCTTGACACCTGTCCTGGAACCAACCCAGAGACGATCATCACGAAAGCAGAACCTTGCGTTTGCTCCGTGAATCTTCTCGGTCAGAACAACCTCTTCACCTTCTGGGATCACATACCTGTGCTTTGGCCATCCTTCGATGTCCGTGTAGCATGGCATGTAACCAGGATCACGCTCGTTGTCTCCTCTGGTTGAGAGCCTGTCACCCTCATCCTCGTACTTTGTCACACCAATCCTGTCGGCAACATGTGTGCCAAGAGGGATGTCCTTGAGTTCTTCTTCGGTAAACAGGATCTTGGCAGGAACCATGAATCCGTTGGAGAAGATACCCCTGAGACGAACAGCATCAACCCGATGTCCAGGTTTCAGACCTGGGTTGTCCTTGAGCAGAGGATGTTCAGGATCCAGCGGAAGAACAGAGTCAGGGGGAAGGAACACAGCAAGATCACCTTCCTGGAATCCTCCAGTTCGGAAGATCACGTTCTGTCCGTAGACCTGTGTGATCGAAAGGGAGTCAGCGTTTGGATGTTTTCCAAACTTGCCTACTTGAACGAGATGTACTAGCCAGTCACTCATGGTTTTTATCCTTGTATCACAAACTCTCGATCCTGACAACCCTGGTTTCCACAAACATGATCTCACCATCTGTGCAGATAGCGAAGATATGTTGAGTGTTACCAGAAAGAAGATCATACACCTCTACCGAGGTGCCTCTGCCATAGTAACACTTATACCACTCCCTCTTCATGGTATCCGGATTGATGAACTCTGCATCTGTAGAATCTGTGAATGTGATCTTGAACTTAGGAAGCATCCACTTCTCCTCCCCTCTCCTGGTAATCCTCCACTGTGAGAATGGTTCTCAAGATTGATCTGGTACTTCAATTCCTTGAGAACGCAGATAAGGCATCCAAGCATCAGAACGAATATCTGGTGCTTCATCCTTTCTCTGGATCTTGTAGAGGTCTCGGGCTCTCTGAGTGTTTTGCTCGCCACACAGACCAGCCCCACAGTTAGGACAGCGGGTCAGAGTTGGACGCCATGCGGTGATACAAACACCACAGATCACATGGCCTCTGTCAAGGATTTTGGTGAAGAGATAGACTTCTGAGATTGTTGTTTTGATGTGGTCCCCGGCTGGGAGTTGCACCCAGGACTCCTCTACCGCAGGGGTGGTACATCCTACGGATTGACGTATTGTCGTGAGGTGTTTTTCTGCAAAACTGACGGGGATATAGTTGGCAAGAAGGAGTCAGAACTCTGTTTTCGCGTGTAGCTACAACCGCCCATCGTCAAAGCGATGGCTCTTCTTTTTACCTAGTCCTAGACCAACTATATTGGGTCTGCATCTGGGATTCGAACCCAGGTTTCTTCCTTTCCAGAGTCGCGAGTTCTGGGCTTCTCCACACTTTGTACTTCGGTGTGGTTAGGCAGAAGTGTCCTTGCCAATAGACGAATGCAGAAGATGGCTACCGAGGCAGGGGCTTGAACCCTACATTTCTGTTTCTACCTGTTCCACCGTACACTGAGTTGATCAGTCTCCGTGTGGATCGCATGTTTCGAACCATGTCTTCCAATGGTTTTCCAGGTATAACAGCGTATTGACCTTTATACGACTCAGCGTGGTTTGATGTGCCTGACTCGAACAGACCGTGGTTCCGACTACCATCAAAGTGAGCCTTTTAGAGTCTTGCTCAGGACCGGCTTCGGGGCAACGCATCAGGAGTGGTTGGTTAAGGTTCCGGACCCTTGTTTCAACGTACCATTATTAGATCATATATCCAATAATGTTTAGAGAGAACGATCTTCTACACAGACATTTTTCTTGTTTTCTTTCCTGTTTGACCTGTTATCAGGTCGGTTGGTTTAGAAGGCTGGGGTTGGTAGTCTTAGATCCACTTCCGGTCCACCCCTTGGGACGTTCAGTTTTCCCTGCTTATCGCAGAGTGACACTCTTGTCGTTTAAGGGAGAGGGTAGTGCCATCAAACCACATCTCCCCGAGTCTGTCTTATTAAGGCTTTCACAGGCACAGACAGCTTGTGATGCCTTCATGATTCCCCAACTCTGTTACCTATCCTCCGTTTTCTTTATCTACTAGTTTATGCTGCTGTTCTATCTCAGTTTGCCTTCCGGGTCAAGGACTTTTTTCTCTCCGGAGCTCTTCTCTTGTTGCTCCGTCCCGTTGACGATGTTGAATCTACCCCATCCACCTTACCGAGTCAAGAATCTTTTGGAGAAAAAATTTGAGGTTGATCTCCCGGAACGATCTGACACTTCAAAACCCCTGGAACTCAGGGAAATCAACCTGTTTCCGAATTCGAGGTTATTGTTGATTTGCTCGGTATTTCAAGCATTTGTTGAAACTGCCAGAACGGCAATTCTGAGGATCGGCAACTAGCATTTCAACAAACAGAGGTCAATAACTAATCACCATGGTGATGCCAACTTTCCACAAAGAGCCGCTGCCTCCTCCACCTGTACCCCAACCTCATCCTCCCGCTGTTCCTGAGCCTCCAGAGGGCCAGGAGAGCCCGGAACAGGGTACGGACGTATCAACCCCCCAACCAGGACCAATCGGCCCTAGAACGACCATTGCGTGCCAGAACTCATCGATGGTTCACTCGTTCGAGTACAACGACAAGGACCAGACTCTTCGAGTCTTCTTTCGAGGTGGTCAGATTTATGACTACTTCTTTGTTCCGCAGAACATTGCGGATGAGTTCAGGAGAGTTTGTGAAGATCCAGCAGAAAGTGCTGGCAAGTGGTTTGCAAGAACAGTCAGGAAGACCTTTGAGTATCAGAAGGTGGCATAGTTACAGACATAACCATGCAAAACCTAAAACAGTTGTGGAACTGGCTCAAAGAAGTTGAAGACTATCCGCAAGTTGAAGAGGAGTTCTCTGTTCAGAAACTTCGTGAGTTTGATACCATTGAAAGCATTCGTAGTTACTTGACTTCTTTGTTTGGTGAACCTGATCTTCATGGAATAGCCAGAGAGGTTTGGTTGATCGACAACGACACGATAATCAAGCTTCTTCGCCATCCGACTTCAAAACAAAACATGATTGAAGTGAAGAATGCTAAATGCCTTGGTGAGAAGTATGCTCCCAAAATCTTAGATCATCACCCGGATTTTTTATGGATTATCCAAGAGAGACTGTTTCAGATTGATAAACAGGATCTTTCTGACAAGCTCTTGGATAACCTGGGTTATCGGTTTCTGGATTGGTATCAAATGCGTAACTTCTTCTATTACAGCACTTTACGAGTCAGGCTCCGGGAAGAATTGGATGATTCTTGGGGATTTGAAGTTTTTCAGAAACAGCAGCAGATTGAATGGGCGAAAAAACTGTTCGATAAACTCTATAATCGAAATTCATGGTTTACTGACTTAGTGAACAGTTTGGTCAGTTGCAATGTGGAATCAAATGATTTTCATGATGAGAATTGGGGAATCAGACCTCAAACTGGAGAACTTGTGATTCTAGATTTGGGTTCGTGACTCAGACTGGTTTTCTGATAATCCAGTTGATGTCGGCAACTTGGTAAGGGACGCCTTTTTCAGCACAGAAGGCTTTGACAGCATTAGCCACAGAATCCCACGGAAAATCATCACCAAACACCACACCGCCAGGAGATAGAAGATCCCAATAAGCTGCAAGGTCATCGTAGACATCTTTCTCGTCGTGACTTCCATCAATATAGATCAGTTCAGCCTGGAGCTTGAAATCCTTGAGATAGGAAGCTCCAATCTGACTTGGCATTGGAACAGGAACAACCACGTCAGAAACCCCAGCCTGGACCATGTTGGTCATGAACCTTCTGTAGAAGGTTGGGTAACCGTTCTGGAGCTCCAGATGCCCAACAAGGTTTGGGTCTCTCCAGTGCTCCTTGGATCCAAGCCATGTGTCAACACAAACAACCGCTGTGTCGTTCAAACCTAGTGCTTTACATGAAGTTGCCATGTTCGCTGCACTCAGACCCATCCATGATCCAACCTCAATGATCAAAGAAGGTTTGAGTTGCTTGATCAACGCAGGAAAGATTTGCCTGTCTCCGTTCCAGCCCCAGAGCTTGGTTCCTTCAACCGGAACAAAGTCCTTGAAAGCATCGGGAAGACCAAGAGTGTTGAGAAGTTCTTGCTTGTTCATCGTCTGTTCATGTCTTTCAAGGTTATACAGATGATCTTGTTGCCAGGAAGACCTGGAATGTTTGCAACCGTGTACTGATATCGACCAGTGAACTGATCGCCCATCTGCTCAATCTCATGAACCGCTTCTGGAGAATAAGTCATGCTAAAGGTGAAGTCACCGCCATTCTTCAAGAGATGGCGATGTCTCTCTGCGAGGAGATACTTGACACTCACGTCAGTTGGCTTTCTGGCGTGTTCCAACAAGTTTGCCCGTTGCAGGATCACGAGAGATCACAACCTCTTCATCCGACTCTACAACTTCGTCTTCTTCTTGATCTGTTGCGAGGTTGGAAGCAAGCTCCTGAGCCTTTGCAAGAGCCTGGGTGTGAAACTTCTCAGCCATCTCGTTCCAGCCAGTTACATAGCTTTCCGAGAGGATCAACACACCATCAGTCTTTTCGGATTCTTCAACCCGAAGAGCTCTCATGTGGTCAACGAAGTTTGTTTGAGTCAACAGAGAAAGTTGAAGCACTTCCCGAATCTGACCGATAACCTGATCCGATAGTCTTAGTTCTTTTTTGGACATGCAGTTAGGATGTTGGCTTGACAGCTTGTTGTTCAAGCTTCTTCTGGAGTTGCTCAAGGATAACCTTGGTTTCCTCATCCACTGTGTCAGGAATACTAACCGCAACCGAGAAGAGAAGGTTGCCTCTCTCAAGGTCTCTTGGTGATTTTGGAAGACCCTGGCCCTTTACAGAAATTAAACTACCGGGTCTTGTGTTTTCTGGGATACGAAGTCTTTCAGGTTTTCCAAGAAGGTTTGTGGTATCAACAACACCTCCCAGAATAGACTGAGGATAGGTGATGCTTAGTTCTTGAATCACATCTCCACCCGGAAGAATCGCAGTTCCTTCTGGAACTTCCAAGTTCACCTGAATGTTTAGGAGATGTTTCTCTCCGTTCATGTCTGCTTCGAGTTGAACAATTCCGTTCCAGAGCCCAGGTGGAAATGACTGAACAATGGTTCCTGTCTTCTTGGTCTGGATCACCTTCTTGTTCTCGGTGAACCCTCTTTCAACCACCACAACAGGAATCTCTTTCTTTGATCCCTCAATTGCTTCAACAAAGGAGATGTTGACAACTCCGTTGACCTGAAACCTGTGTGCGAACGCATTCATGATCTCCTGTTCTGACGGAACACGGAATGACCGTCGAAAGAAGTCAAATGCTTCATCTTCATGAGTCTGTGGCTTCAAAGAAGCATCATAAGTTTGACGCTTGTCAGGATCCGAGAGAACCTGATATGCTTGGTTCACTTCTTTGAACATAGCCTCAGCACCAGGATCATCAGGGTTCTTGTCCGGATGATACTGTTGAGCGAGAGTTCTGAAAGCTTTCTTGATCGCATCCTGTGTTGCTGTTTCAGGAACACCAAGGATGTCATAGTAGTTCCTGGTTCCCATAGACTACTCTTCGTTCACTGGTGAGTCGTTTGCATCAACACCAACCAATGGTGTTTCCCTGTAACGGGCTTCCATGATCTGAATGGCCGTTTGCAGGCTTTCTTTGGACCTTTCGACTCTTCTGAGACCCAAGAGTCCATATCCTGTGATGTCACGATATGGACTTTCACCAAGAGCGTCTCTGTCAGTAGCAATCCTCTTCATCTTATCAAAGATCCTGACAAGAGCAAGTGCATCAGCATACTGACTGGGTTGAATCCCATCTGGATACAAGAGCTTCAAGAACTCACCAGCATCATCAAATGCTGATCCGTAAGCCTTGTTCTTGACATCCACCAGAGCTCCAACCGATCGTCCTAGTTCTTCATAACTGTCGTTTGCCATTACTGATTCCTCTTCGTGCTTTCAAGTGTAACGAACGAGTGTTTGTCGAATTTTTCTTGTTCTGTGACAATCCACTCATCGTGGTTCAAAACAGGAAACAGAGTATCGCCTTCCCAAGTTTCATTCAACACCGTTAGATAGATTCTGCTAGCAACCGGAAGGGTTTGTTTGTATATCTCCCCACCACCGATCACCATAACCTCCCTATCTTCTTTGTTCAATGAACAAGCCAGAACAAAAGCTTCTTCAAGTGATCGAGCAATCCAGAAACTTCTTGGTTCTAACAAAGGCATTGTTTTGCTGACAACAATGTTCAAACGATCAGGAAGAGGTTTCCCGATGCTCTCAAAAGTTTTCCGACCCATGATCACAACTTTGCCCAATGTCAACGCCTTGAAGCGCTTCATATCTCCTGGGATCTCCCAGCCGGGAAGGGCGTTGTTTTTCCCCATCACCCTGTCTTTGGTCATTGCTGCAATTATTGATATTTTCACACATGCACCTTTTTCTTCAAACCAGCCAGTTTGATCTGCTTGTTCAAAGCATGGTTCGCTCCATACCTTAGATCCAGGTAGAAGATGCTCCCAACGGGTGCCTTCATCGGTTGAACCGATATTATCTCTTGAGCGATCGAACTTGGACTCACCTTCCTGGCTATTGGAAAAGAAAAATTCTTGAGCCGTTCTTTAGCTGAGTTTTTGAGAATGGTTTCAATGATCTTGTTTGCGGAGCTCATAGCTCCGAACAGTCTGACGAGAAACCGGGAAGGTTGGCTAAACGAAGAAAGCCGGGAATTCCCGGCTTTCTCTCTTTCTTAGTTGTTGGTTCTCGGATCAGTCATCGCCGTTGGATCGACCCCAGCGAGACTGCACACCCTGAGTCGATGGAAGGCCAAGCAGTGGACGCTGCTTGCGCTTCTCAGCGTTCTCGCTCTTGCCCTTCCGGGTAACGTGTGTCACCCGGCCACCACGATCACTCCGAGCCTCGTACTGGAAAGCCTTCTCCAGACGTGCCTGGATGGCCTCACGATCTGGCTGCTCGAATTTGCCGTACTCCCAAGGGAACTTGACTTCCCCGTCAACAATCCTCTTGTACGAAGGCTTCTCGACCTTGTACTTGTCGTTGGAGTACCACACGTTGTTGTGCCACTCACCAAGCGACTCGTTCAGGATGTAGGTTGCCCCGGTATGGTCCATGAAGACCATCTTGGAGTAACCGATGTATGCCTCAAGCATGTCCCGGTGGAAATCATGCTTGATTGCCGTCATAGGATTGTGGTATGCGGCAGCGAACTTCCGTGCAAACACTGCTGTGTCTGACTCCGACTCCGAGGTCTCGTTCACCAGCGCCCGGATGACCCCGTTGTGAACCATCCCGAGCTTGCCTTCCGTGATCCAGAAGGGGTGAGTGAGCTCACGAGAAACCGCACCGTGAGTCTTGATCCGGAAGTGGATCACCATCTTCCGCAGCGGACCAACCGCCTCGATCGCCTCCCAGAGAGCATCGAGAGTCATCAGGCCCTTGACGATGTGGACCTTACCATCTTCTGCGAACATGAAGCCTGCACCGTCAGGGTTTGCATCCCACATGATCTTGAGCTCTGCTCTGGTGAACTTGCGCTTCTCTGGCTTCACGGCGATGATGCACATTTTGGGATTTACTTTCTTTGGTTCTTCGTTGTGTTGAGGTTGTATCGGGAGCCGCTTTGTTCTCCCTGACTTCTGAACCTACTCTACCCTAGCTCTTGGATTCATGCAAGAGATTTTTTGGGAATTCGGTTCAGAAGTCAGGGAGAGGTTCCTGTTCAGTCAGAGGTGCTTCCGTACTTCGCTTCGTAGCGGGCGAGAAGGGCCTCCCACTCTGCATCGTCGGCGCTTGCAGCATCACGGAGGGTTGTGGTGCGATGAGGCTTGGTGTCATCGTCATCACCGAACATGAACCCGCTGTAGCCCGTTCCAGAGCCCTTGGAGGTAGCTGCGGAGGTGGCACCCTTCCACACGTAGTCGCTATCCTCTCCGTAGCTTCCGTAACCCTTGTAGTCGCTGCTGGTGTAGTAGCCAGTCCAGCCACCATACCGCTTGTAGCTGTTCTTGTGGCTGCTGTTGGAGAACCAGCAACCATCAACCCAATCGCCACTCTTCTCGTTGACGATCATGTGCTCGTCTTCTCCGGTGAGAAACACGAGCTTCGACCAGCCGATTTCTGCAACGATCTTCTGGAGCTCTGCCTCGTTGGTCAGTGCCTCAAGAGGATCGGTCCAGCGGTGCGAGAGAATCTTGGCATAGAGCGAAGTGTCGCTCTCTCCAGGAATCCCAGAATGGCTGGTGGCAGAGATGATTCCGTTGTGTACCATTGCCAGAGAACCCTTGCGAATCCAGAAAGGGTGGGTGAGTTCTGCACTGATCGCACCGTGGGTACGGATACGGAAGTGCATGATGATCTTCCGATGCTCACCAACACGACGGTAAGCCTTCATGAACTCGTCGAGCTTCATCAGCCCTTTGACCACACGAACCTTTCCACGGTCAGCATACATGAAGCCTGCCCCGTCGTCGTTGTTGTCCCACATGTTGCGGATAGTGTCTTCCGAAAGCTTGATGCCCGCAGGCTTGAGAGCGATGATGCACATGAGTTGTTTGTACCATTCTGTTCTCTGAGAGTCAATAGAAAATCGATTCCAGACTTTCTTTTGTTTCTCTCAGGCAAGGTTGTGAGGGTTGTTAGAGAACCGAACTCGGCATGGATGTTGCAGACTTACCTCTGCTGCAACAAACTTCCTGAACTCGGCTGAACTTGGGAACCGGAGAACCTTACCACTGTTCTCCCTGAGATTCCATGCCTTTAGTTCGTCAAGGACATCGATCTTGTTCAAGATGACCTCATCAACACCGTTCATCTGAGCGGCTTTGACCAGTTCATCTAGATGCAACCAGTTGCACTGTCTTGGTCTTCCGGTGGTTGCTCCGTATTCTTGACCAAGCTTTCTGATTTCCTGGAATACCGGATCGTTTGGTTCGAACTGATCCGCTCCCACATAGGTCTCGTATGCCTTGGCTACACCATAGACACGTCGGATCTGCTTGTGGGTGAACCCATTCAGGAGTACACTACCAATACCACAGTGGCTTGAGGTTACAAAGGGATACTTGCCCCAATCAACATCGAGGTAGAACCCTTGAGCTCCCTCAGCCAGAACCAGTCTGTCATCACCACCATAATAGAACTCCTCGTACATGTCAACAAGAAACGGTTCGAGTTCAGGACAGTCTTGAGCTTGAACTCCGTTTCTTGCATACTTGTCACGATAACAAGGACCGTTCCCGGTTCTGGTTGTTCCGATAGATGTGTCTTTCCCATCCTCTTGGAGATGTTCTGGTTGGATCACATGAGCGTTTCGGGCAACACGAAGATGTTTCCGAACATCAATGCCACCTTGCTCCAGGTAGTCAATCTCCTGGAACAGCTTGTCCTTGTTGATTGCACATCCGTTTCCAATAACGGACTTGATTCCATAGAACACGCCGGATGGAACTTGGTGTGTCACGAACTTATTGCCTTTGTGATAGATGGTGTGACCTGCGTTACCACCACCATTGAACCTGAGAGAGTGAGTGTAGTTGTTCGTGCTGGCAAGATAGTGAGACACCTTGCCCTTACCACAATCACCACGAGAAAGATCAAGAACCACATCGATCTGAACTGTCATTGTTTTCCCTTCTACTGTTGAGTATCCTGAACGATCATGAATGGCTCTGAGTTCCCTGCTTCATCATAGACCAGCCTAACGGTTCCAGCAGACGTGGAAACACGACAGAAGTAGTTGTGATTGTCGGGTGTTGATTGACACTCGATCACCTGTCCATGATGATAGCCAGCCCACCTGTCAGCATAGGATCTCATGACCTTGTGGTTGTCCACAGGTGGAGCCAGACTAAGACACATAACACAGGTGGAACTGAGAGTCAAGACAAACAGAACAAGCATCACCAAGGGATGTCGTTCTGGAAATCCTGAGAACCAGTCTTTCACTCTGGTTGCAAACGGCACCACGGGAACTGGTTTGATGGCTGGAGGAGAAGGTGAACGATATGGCATGGCTTCAAGGGTATCATGCCAGAAAGTTGGCTATACCGGAATTATTGGTAGTGATCGTTTCTGAACAAAGCTTTGAAAAGCTGAAACTGCACCCAATGGTTGGGAACAATCTGGGGGTTCCTTTTCCGTGTGTTCCAGTAACCCAAACCACAGAACAAGCCAACAAAGTCCACAACGGCTCCTGAACGACACATGCCATGTTTGCAGTGAGCCAGAAACAGAACCTTTTCTGGACGCTCATGCCACTTCTTGATGAACTCAAGAATCTTGACTGCGTGAGCTTCTTTCATGTATTCCGAGTCTTCTGATGGTTGGAACTTGATGTTCATGGGTTCGATGTCAGCAAACTCAACAACACAGATATCGTCAGAATCCTGAAATGGTTTCGGCATAGACGAATCTACAATGCTCACCAGGACAACTCTGTCATGTGGCTGAACAGGTTGATCACCAGCAACAGGAACAGACTGTTTCGCTGCAAATGCCATGATCTGCTCAAGGCTGAAAGCTCTGGAATCAACGATCATAGAGCCTCTTCTTGTTTGAATGAAAAGTCACGGGATCTGATTTGTCCGCATTCTTCACACTGCTCTCCACAGAGATGGAGATGCCAGTTATGACCTGGACCGCTCCGACAACTCCACTCATCACAACCCGGTTCATAGATCCAGCCCGGTTCCTTGTGTTCGTTTGATTCTTGGGTGTTCATGGCTCATTCATTTCTACTGTGAATATGGTAATTCCACCAGAACCAACTCTGGTTGACAAAGGACATTGATCTTCGGAAGACCATTCTTTTGCATACACCTCTGCTTCTTCCAAAGTTTTGAAGGCTCTGCTTTTATGAGCAATTGTGTTTTTTGCCAGTGTGTTTAGTTCGCACAGATAAGCTTGATGCGCCCATTCTCCTTCATTTAGGGCAACAATATAGATTTTCATACAGCCACCTCGCCCTTGATCGCAGGATGGCTCTCATAGCCAACCAGTTTGATGTCTTCTGGTTTGAACAGGTTGATGTCCTTGATCTCAGGGTTCAACCAGAGAGTTGGAAGAGGCTTCGGTTCTCTTGAGAGTTGTTCCTTGACCTGATCCATGTGATTCTCGTAGATGTGAAGGTCTCCGAAGGTGTGAACAAACTCACCAACCTCCAGACCTGTTACTTGAGCGATCATGTGTGTCAACAGGGCATAGGAAGCAATGTTGAACGGAACCCCCAGAAAAGCGTCAGCACTTCTCTGATAGAGTTGACAGTTCAACCGAGTTCCACCATGAGAAACCTTGAACTGGAACAAGGTGTGACAAGGCGGAAGAGCAACTTGATCGCATTCAGCAGGATTCCAACCTGAAACAATCAATCTTCGACATGACGGATTTGTCTTGATTCGATCTATAACTCGTTGAATCTGGTCAATGTAAATAATATTACAATCTTCATGGACATCATTTGGGTTATATGGCTCCTCTAAATGATGTTCCCATTTCCTCCAGAGTTTGCCATAAACAGGTCCAAGTTCACCTTCTGGCCTTCCAAACTTAGCTGTCTGTTCTGCGGTTGCCCATTCATCCCAGATCCGAACGTTGTTGTCCTGGAGATACTTGACGTTGGTATCGCCTCTGAGGAACCAACACATCTCAACCGCAACACCTCGAAAGAACAGCTTCTTTGTTGTTATTGCAGGAAATCCTTCTCTAAGATTTACTCGATACTGCCTTCCAAAGACAGAACAATATGCCTCCGCTGTTCTGCCATTCCCAATCCATTCTCCATTGTCCAGAATGTCTTGAAGGAGATTCTTGTATATTACGTCGATATGCTCAGTCATTTTCTTTTGCCTTCTTTTGTTTACGCAGTCTCCAAGCCTCTCTCATTTTTGCTTTAGTCTCTTCACTTCTTTTGAGCCCAAAGTTAGGATTGTTGGAACCAGTATTGTGTTGCCGCATACTAAAAACTGTACCTGTTCTGATAGCCAAAGACAGAGTAGTACCCCTCCTTGGTTCTACCGTTCGATATGAACTCTCCGTTATCTATGATATGACGGAGCATGTCAAGGTAGGTTTGCATCAGGCCCTTCTCTTGGTTCCGATCAGAGGAACGATCACCAGGATGCCCTTGGCAACCATGTTGTTCAGACGGTTGACGGCTTCTTGTGGACTGATCTTGTCAGCCTTGGTCAAGATGTTGATGATGTCAGGAAGATCCGAAGCTGCGATCCATTTAGGACTCTTCTTCTTGCCACCTGTCTCTGGCTCATCACCGTCAGGTTCAAGAGGTGGAAGAGAAGGTGTTGGTGGAGGAACCGAAGGTGTTGTTTGTTCTTCGCTCATGGTTGCCAGGATAACCCATGTGTTCTGTGAAGTTTACTGATTGCCTGATTTTGGCTTGGAAAGATCCAGAGCTCTTACGGTTGTCACGCCCTTGTTGCTCATCGCAGCGGTTCGATGAAACCCATCCACGATGTCTTTACCATCCACAACAATAATGGTTCTTTTTGAAAGTTCATCAGCAATCTTCTCAAACGCCTTGACTCTTACTCGATCTGATCTATGCATGTTCTTGGGGTCAAGGAAGTTCTTGTTTCGTTCTGTGTTGGCAAGCTCCATCGGATTCACATGAACGATTTCAAAAGGAACAGTGTTGTATTCGTCATATCCAACATATTCCCAAAGAAGCTCGTCTTGATCAGGTGTGTTGTACTGACCATAGAGATCAGCCAGAGTCATGTAGCGATTGTCTTCTTGGTTTGCTTCTTCTTTCAATGGTTCGTTGCCAGACCACATCAGCTTCTTTGAAGCATCAGTTCCACCATTTCCTATTCCAGCACCAACAATCCCACCTGCACCAATGGCGTTGACTTCATCCAAAGAAAATTCATTTACACTATTACCATTCACACTAGAAATAGCATTCGGCGGAATTGTTCCATAATACACTAATTGATCAACGTATTTCAGACTCACAAATGCTGGTACTTCTGACCAATGAGTATATTCCTTAATATCTTTTCCTGGTTTTGACCACGGATCATCAAGGTAGTTTTGCAATTCATAGTCATCAGGGCCAAAGTTATTTTCTAGCTTTGTTGTATCAACAACAAGGACAACAAAATCCTCCACTTCATTTTTCATGAAAGCGTAATTCTTCGCAGTTCCAATGCTGCCAGCAAGATAAACAGCTTTTTGTTTACTTTCAGAGCTTTCTGGAGTCAGTCCTTTTTTAGCAATAAATGGAATGTTTTTTCTTGAAGTGCCATGAAACAGAAATTTCGGAATAGCCATTCTTTTCTGTTTTTTTTCTTCCATTACATCATTGGCTGGTTGAGCATTCCTGAACTTGCTAACGTCATAGACGCCCGTAGGAGCCTCAAGAGGAGGCGTTTTGCCTGTGTACTTCCAGATATACCAAGTCACAGCTTGAACGGCCTGGACGGGCACTCCAAGCTGTTCTGAGGCCGATTGGTAATCTTGGATCATCTTGGCTCTTTCTTTTCCTGTTGGAGTTGCTAAACCCTTTAGCCTAACTTTTTCACCTCTCCAGATATTGATTGCATGACCATCAAGCACCATGTCTTTCTCAACCATCTTTGGATTCATCAGAGAGTTGAAGAACACAGTGACTTTTGGTCCTGTTACCAACCCAACATCACCCGTTTGCAAAATGCTTTTTGCTCTTTGTATCTGACGAGGATATGAGTTGATTTTTGACGAGCCAGAGAGCAACCTCTCTGCTGCGGTAAGGTTGCTGCTCCATCTGTTACCTGGAGATAATACCGCAACTATAGCAGCAACCACAGGAAATGGAAGTTGAAACTGTTTAGCAAGGTCTTCAACTTCCGATTTGGCATTGTGATACCATCTTCCCCAATACTCTTTTTCTTCTGGTGTTGCTTGATTGTAAACTTTGATGATGTTCTCAACACCACCATGAGGTTTCAATCCAAGTTGATCAACAGAAAGACCAGACCGTTTTGGTTCTATGATCTTTGATGCTTCTTGTTGAATCACCTCAGAAATAAAGTGACGTATTGACGTATCAGTCATGACTCTAATTAGAACAATTTGCTTGAAGAGAATACGGCTATTACTGATTGACTAACCAAGCATATACTTCCTTCAAAGACATGGCCGCTTTTCTTTCCTGACTCTTTTGCTTCATTTTATTGCCAAGGGCAGTTCCAGCCTCTTTGCGTTTTTGTGCAAGAATGCTTCCGGCAACGCTAGTGTTCAGACGACCAATGACCTGTTCAAGAGTTCTTGTCTCTTTGTCCATGTCATCCCAAAACTGGCTATAGTCGGTAGTCATACGTTCGATGGCTGCAACATAGTTTGAGACATCAGCAGATTCGCCCTCCCAGGTTCTTTTGATACCTGTCCAGATAGCCGCTTGCATGACATGTGGGCTAACACCAGCTTTTTCTGCCATGTCTGAGATAGTTTTGGCAACGTTCATGTAAGCCACCTCACTACCAAACAGTTTTCCAATCAAAATCTTGCTTGCTCCTGGAAAGAATACTCGGAACATCCAAGTGTCCACAACCACGTTGAACCAGTTCTCTTTGGATGAAGCGAAACTTGGATCTACAAGAGCAAGAGCATAATTCGCAATCTTTAGTTTTTGCAAGAGTGGGCTTCGAGAGGTTATGTTGCCTTTTCCTGGCTTGACAGAGTTGGAAATTATACTTCGCACCACATCTGTCGTTAGCTGATTCTTTGTGTAAAGCTGCAATACTCGTTTTATGTTGCCAAACTTAGCTCCAACGTTCGTGATCTTGATCGCTTTGGTATCTCTGAACAAGTGTAGGTTTCCATATTCTGGATGAGATAAAAGAAAAGAATCAGAAACATCCAGAGAAGGATCGTTTGCAAACTTGGTCAACAATTCTTTGTTGTCTTTTTCATCCTGTTTGATAGCATTGAACAAACTTGCAGCTTCAATGAAGTTGACATAGATTTCGTTCTGAACAGATGTTGCAGCTAGAAGTGTTGCAAACAGCACTCTGTCTTGATCAGAACCAAAACCTTTACGAATGGTTTGGTTGGCATCAAAGTACCAGTTCGCCCCTTTTTTGCCAACTTCAAAAAACTTCTCAGCGGCGGTAATAGCCTCTGGATCAATGTCAACTTTCAGTTTTGTCTTCTGAATTTTTGGTTCAGACTGCGGGACAGGAGCTTTTTTAGCTGGGGTTTTCTTGATTGGAGAAGGTGGTTGAGCTTTTGTTTTGTTTGCTTGTGATGTCCCAAGATCCTCATCCAATTCGCCCTCGGCTTTAACAACCGTGGTGGGATCAATCCCAAGCGAATTCAGAATGGCTGATAGTTGATTGGCAGTGTTACTGCTAACCTCAACACCTTTTGATTCTGGCTGTTCGGAATGGTTTGACGCTGGTTGATCTTCGTAACCAAACTCTTTCAGTAGTCTTTCTAGCACACGAGAGGTTAGTGGTTCAAGCTTGTTCTGCATAAGCCTAATTAGGGTTTTCCTCAGATCAGAGTGCAGAACTTCTCGGTTTCACGGCGTTCAACTTCTTTTCCGATCGCAGCACCCTGGAAGCCCGCAGCCATAACTTCCTCACCTGAGACAGTGAGTTTGAAACGACAGAAGGGGTGAACCAGAGCAGAGTTCACACGGTTGTTGTACTCTGCAAAGGTTGTGATCAGTTCAGGAAGAACACGAAGAGATTCCATGGTCTTCTTCAACCTGTAAGCTGTTTCCTTGGTGAGACTCTGGAGAGACACCAGGAAGGCGATCTGAGAAGTTTCCTCCGCAGAATACTTCAACTGATTCAAAACCTTGAGAAGAACCTTCGGATCGTTCTCACGGAGCAGCCACGCAATCAGAACAATCGGGTTCTTGTACCCAACCGTATGTGTATAGACCTTGAGTCCAGGGAAAATCTGGCTCCAGAGGTTCAATCGAGTGATCGTCTCCAGAAGTGAAGTAACGCTTCGTGCAGAAGCGACACACTTCAAGAACTCATCACGAATCCGCTCACCAGACACACCAGCAAGACTGTTGTTGTTGACGATAGCACAGTAGGTTTCCCATTCCAGTTCGTAACCAAGTCTGGAAGCGAACCGAACAGCCCGAAGAACACGAAGACGGTCTTCTGCGAATCGTTCCTCCGGATTCCCGACAGTACGAATCACACGGTTCTTGATATCTTCCAAACCACCAACATAGTCCACGATCATACGAGAACCGATGTCGTAGAACAGAGCGTTGATGGTCAAGTCTCGACGCAAGACATCCTTGTCGATCGAGGTGAACTCCACAGCATCAGGACGACGGCCAGAGCCGATATCTGAACGGAAGGTAGCAATCTCATACTCCTCTTCTCCGTCCATCACCACCTTGATCACACCGAACGACTTACCGATGTCCAGGATCTTCTGAACACCAGGAGCACTCTGAACGATCGCAATCACTTCGTCCGGAGTTGCGTTGGTTGCAAGGTCGTAGTCCTTGGGCTTCATCCCCATCCAAGCATCACGAACCGCTCCACCAACAACGTAGAACTCCTTCTTAGCCCTACCAAACTGGATGGCCAGAGCGAGAACGTTCATGGGAAGTTCGATATAGAAGTCTTGCTCAACAGGGATCATGCCCTATCACTATCATCAGTTGAACAGGATGTCAACTCTGGTTTGCTAGTTCTGCAAGAACATCAGCATGACAGTCCTTGGGAGAACACCAGCAAGCAAGCTTCTTGCCCTTGAGTTCAGGAAGTTTCGCTAACAGGTCTGGCCTGGATTCCAGGTGTTCCTTGAACCTTGCGATGTTCTCTTCTCTGGTTCCATCTTTGAATGGGTTATGCCAGATCGAGTGATGAGGAACCTTGGGATTCCACCTCCCAACATATACATCATAAGGCTCTCTCATGCAATGAACAACCAGAGGATGTGCCACTGTTACAGTCTCCTAGATGTGTCGATACACAACGTCTGGTTTGCCAGCTTCATATCTTGCTTTTGCGTCAATCAGTTCTTGAGGCCATTGTTCTTCTGGTGTGGTGCTGGCCTGTCTTGCATAAACGCTCTGACTTGGATCCATGAAGTCAACTGGAGTGTATTTCCAGCCCTGGGGGGCATAGTCATCATTGAAAGGCTCGTGGCTCACAACCTTGAATCCAAACTTCTCATAGAAACCAGTAAGGAATCCATCGAAGTGATCGAGCTTCACTCCACCGTTTCTCTTGGCTGCTTTGATCAGTTCTCCACCGATTCCACCAACGCCAGTGTTGTTGTGAACAGCCACAATATCGCCATCTGGTTTGATAGCAAACCCGGCATTGTAACCACGAACCTTGAACAAGTGCATCTTTGAGAGTTCACCAGCCGAATAAGGTGTGAGCATCTCAGAACGCTTACCAGAAGTAAGCGAACGAAGAAAACTCTCTGGGTTTGGCTCTTCCCACTGGTCTGTCTTGATTAGATTGACCAAACTTTCAGAACCAGGATTCTGTCCAGTTGATTCTTCTGTCAGGAACCCTGATTCTGATAGATGGTTGTGTTGCCACTGTCTGCGAGCATACTCTCTGAGTCTCAAAGGAGAGACGAACTCTTCCATCAAGACTTGATGGGCCATGCGCTTGACATACTCAGTGAGTTGTTTGTTTGAACTGGTCATGTTCTGTAACTATCAGCGAGCATATAGCTCAGAAACCAGAGAGGTTTGTTCCCAAGGATAGTGGGAAAGACCAAAGTGACCAAGAGTTGCGGTTTCAGCAAACCTTGGTTCTCTGAGCCGAAACTTCTCGATGAAAAATCCTGGGGTTAGTGGGATCAGGTTTCTGATCCTTCTTTCAACCGAAGACTCATTCAAAGAAGAAACAAGCCCGGTTCCCATGAAGTCAATGTTGAAAGAAACAGGTTCACTCTTTCCGATCACGTATCCTAGTTGGACCTTGCACTCTCTTGCTAACCCAGCAGCCACAATGTTTTTTGCAACAAATCTTGCTGCATAAGCCCCAGAGCGGTCAACCTTGGTGCCATCCTTACCCGAAAAGGCACCACCACCAACCTCACAGTCGGCTCCATAGGCATCAACAACAATCTTCCTTCCGGTCATCCCGGTGTCGGCAGCAGGGCCTCCAAAGGTCCATGCTCCAGCATAGTTGAAGATCATCTCAGGTGGGTTTGATCGGTCAAACAAGTTCCGGATCTGTTCTGGAAGAAGATCAATGTTCTCTTCAATCCTGGATCTGATCAATTCACGAACCCCTGCAAGACTCAATCGACCATCATGAAGAGCAGACACAACAACATGACTGACACGAACAGGCTTGTTCGTGTGTTCATCATATGCAATGGTAACCTGTGTCTTGCAGTCACCAAAGATAGAATGCCACGCCAAAGGATTGACGGCGTTCATAACCCAACGAGCAAGAAACATGCCAAGTGGCATAAGGTTTGGTGTTGCATCCGATGCATAGCCCCACATGATTCCTTGGTCACCAGCACCGAGGTTTGCGGTGGTTCCATCGCCAACAACCGCTGCGTTGATCTCGGGAGATTGTTGAGAAATCAGGTTCAGAACCTTGATCTGACCCGCAGAGAACTTAAGTTCTGGACGAGTGTATCCAAGAACTCTTGCTGCATTGTTCACAACATGAACGAGGTCTGGCTTCGGACCTGCGCTTGTGGTAATCTCACCACCAAGAACAGCGATGTCATCCTTGACCATCACCTCACATGCAACCTTGGAATGAGGATCCAGGGTCAGGTGAGCATCGAGCACAGAGTCAGCGATCACATCAGCAACCTTGTCTGGGTGACCTGCACTGACACATTCCGTTGTTTTGTACTTCAAGTTCATTTCGTCTCCGTAGATCCAATCATCCTACAAATCACTTCTTGTGTTTTGAACTTCTTTGTGGCAAGTTCATCTTCTGATACAAGGCAGATGCCCTGAAAGTCGCAACAAGGCATGAAGTGAATGATGTCCTTGTTTCTGTGACACTCACACGTACAGTTCTCAACCCTGAACCAGATGAACTGATGTAGTGTCTTCTGTTCTGAGAGATAGTCCCAACTCCACTGAAACATGTCGTCATCCACTTCGATGAAGTAGGATTCGCCTTGTTTGTAGGTTGAATGATACCGGAAAGACAGAAAGTTCGAGGTCAACCACTCGATGAACTCATGGTTGTTCCTTAGAACCTTGGTTCTTGCCTTCTCGGTGTTTGTGAAGAACAGATAGAGGAGCATTGACTCACCAGTCAATGATGATAGTGTACTCGCCAGCTTTCAACAAACCACGTTCGTGGAGATCGTTGGCAATCATCTCAATGTTTGGGTAGAAATTCCTGTCCCACCAAAGTCCCAAACCAAAGCTGTCTTCATGACCTGGAAGTGGCTGCTTTGGGTCTCTTGCAAGCCATGCCTTGAAGCTCACCCCCATCTCCTCGTGGTTCACAACTTCCGGAACAGTGTCGTTCTCAAAATCATAAGCTCCATCAGGAACGTTAAGATGATAGGTTCCTCGACTCTTGCAACCATCTTGTTGCTAGAAATTGTATGGGCGTCCATACACTTCCTGAACAAAACTATCCCAATCAGAAACATCAACGACTGTTTGTATGCTTGTTCTCAGTTTTGGCATACTCCTGATACTAACAAAGATGTAGAGAGAGTTTACCGTCATTTGGAATTTCCATCCGATTCCAGTAAAACATTCCACGAACTGCGCCAATCGTGCCAGCAGGCATACAGAAAAGATGCCAGTCGCCGAACGAGCACACCCAATCTTGATATTCAGAAGGTGGCTGACCATGTTCCTCACAAAACGTATCCCACTCTTCGGAAGAATGCTGATAACCACCACAAGCAATCTCAGCAGCTTGTTCTTTGTCACAAGAACAGAACTTCTGGATTGCTTCCAAGAGATTGTTGACAGCTTCTTTGAGAGTGCCTTGATACTCTTCATCTGTGTTAGTGCCTTTATAGACATAACACACGAAGTCGTTGGTTGTGTTCTCGCAACTTGGATGAGACAGAAGAAGTGTTTTGATCATTTGTGTTGAGGATAACACAAACATGGAAGAGCGTCAAGAAAATTCAGCCACATTTGCTGGAACCGCAGTCCAGACAGGTCACACAACCTTGCTGGTAACTGAGGTTTGAAGACATGCATTCTCCACACTTCTTCTGTGTGGTTTTGGTTCCATCCTGGATATAGTTCTTCAACACCCTGGACATCACTCGGGAGAACGAGTACAGGTCCGATTCCTTCTCAGAGCCTTTGAGAAGCTGCTCACAAACGTACTGAACAGGTACTCCGTGTCTCAGATTCAAAGAAATGCTTCGAGTAAACGCAGAATGAACTGGATTCTCGAAGACGTTGCCAATGTCTCGAATAACCGTCTCATCCTCTGGACCCTTGTCATAGTCATAGTGAAAGTCATACCTTGCAGGGTTGATCTCACCATTGTGTTTGAGCGTCTTACCACTTCTGACTCTCTTTGGTAGGTTGACGAACTTTGCCAAACCACCCATCAACTCATATGGTCTACCTTCTAGTTTTCCAACAAAGATGGTCCACTTCTCACCCTGGATCGTGGAGTGATATACGTCACAATCCAGTTCGTGGGGTCTCTTTGGAGCATGGTTCTCGTTGAACTCGGCTTTCTTGGTTTCCTTCTTCTTTGCAGAATCGTCCAGGATCACTCCTGCTCTTGAGTTCTTACGATAGATGGTGATGCCTTTGCAACCTTTTTCCCAACCACGCATGTAGACCTGTTTGACGGTTTCCACGTCAGCTTCTTCTGGGAGATTGGTTGTGTTGGAGATAGAGTGGTCAATCCACTTCTGGGCCACTCCCTGCATGTCCACCTTGGCAACCCAATCAACGTCATCAGCAGTTGAGTTCCAGTAAGGCGATTCCTTGATCTGGTCATCGGTTTTTCCTGTGATCTGTTTCCAGGCTTCAAACCCATTGTGATAGACAGGAAACTCTGTCCACTTGTCTCCCATCTCATCCACGAAGTCAACTCTTGCGTCTTTGTCGTTTGGGTTGATCTTCTTTCTACGAATCGAACGGATATAGAGAACGTTCTCGATTCCTGAGCTCACACCATAGCCAATGATCGACTTGGCAAGCATTGAAGTCGAACCCGCAGGTGGTGTTGTGAGGTTGGCAATGTTCCTGCGTCCATAACGCTTGTAATCGCTCGCAATTCGTGGCATTTCAGCCATAACTCTCTGAATGAAGGGATTGTCTTTTTCCGCCTCATAAGAAAATGCTGGGAATGAACCGCGCTCCTTTGCCATTGCAATCGAAGAACTATAGCTTGTTGTTGCAAGCTCCTTGTAAAGACGTTCAACAAATTCAATGCTTTCTGGTGACCCATAACGCATGTTCATTGCAGCAACCAAGTCTCCAACTCCAGTAAGTCCAAGGCCCGTTCTCCTACCGTTAAAACAAGCTGATCTGATCTTGTTCCAAAGATTCAACTCGATCAGCTTCACCTCTTCTGGTTCCGGGTCATCTTTAATCTTCTGAATGATCTTGTCGATGCATTCCAGTTCCAAGTCAACCACGTCATCCATCAGTCTTTGAGCAACAAAAGCAACTTCTTGGAATTTAAGCCAATCCATCTGCGGTTTCAAGAATGGGTTTTTCACAAAAGAAACAGCATTTATCAAAAGAAGACGGCAAGAGTCGTAAGCAGAAAGAGTGATTTCGCCACATGGGTTTGTTGATATTGTGATGAATTCTGGATAAGAAGTTGTTGGGCACTCCCGCATCACAGTATCCCAGAACAAGAGTCCTGGTTCCGCACTCTTGTGAGCAGCACTGATAATTTCTGTCCAAAGCTCTTCAGCATCAACCATTTCCAAGATTGTTGGTTCTTTGGAATCAACCGGGAAACGGAGTTGAACCTTTTCCTTGTTCTTCACAGCAGTCATGAACTCATCCGAGAGACGAATGCTGATGTTTGCCCCTGTAACTTTCTTCAAGTCTTCTTTGATATGGATGAAGGTACGAATCTCAGGATGATGAACGGAAAGAGTGAGCATCAAAGCTCCTCTGCGACCACCCTGAGCAACCTCACGACAGGTGTTGGAGAACCTCTCCATGAACACACCAATACCATCGGTTGTCTGGGCGGCATTGGCAGTTGGAAGCCCTCTTGGACGAATGGTGGAGATATCGAACCCAACACCTCCACGTCTCTTCATGATCTGAGCTTGTTCTTGATCGGCCTTGAGAATTCCTCCATAAGAATCATAAGGAGACTGGATCACAAAACAGTTGGAAATAGACATTACCTGGAATGGGTTGCCAATTCCAGCCATTGGGGATCCTTGGGGGATGATGTATCTGAACTCATCCAGATAACCAAACACTTCTTCTTCTGAAAGTGGGTTTGGGTACTTCGATTCAATCCTTGCAAACTCACGAGCAAGTCTCTTGTGCATGTCTCTTGGAGTGGCTTCCAAGAAACGTCCTTGAGCATCTCTCAGTGCGTACTTGTCAACAAACACTTTCGCAGCAATCTTGTTGCCTTGAAAGTATTCAAGTGATTGTTCCATTGTCTGCTTGTAATCCACATAAGTTGTCATAGCTTCGTTCTCTCTGTCCTATCTTACCTGTTTGCCTTGTGCGTCGGAAAGTTCAAGGGATGTGTTCTCTCCCATAACCTTTCGAGTGTTGATCTGTCTCAGGGTTCTGCGAACCAAGTTCATTCCTTCTTCTCGTTCTCTTTCTTGTTCAGCGCTGAGGTGTTGAACCTCTTCGTCCGACAAGATAATGATCTTTGAACGAGCAGTATCAATCCTAACCTTGTAGGAAACACCATCAACACCAGCACGGTTCTTGGCGATGAAGATCGTTCCGATACCTGTTGCCTTCTGGCTCTCTGGTCTTCCAAGACCAATCACAAAGTCACAAATGTGAGCCTGGGCGTAAGCCTCCGACATGTTTGCAAGAGAGATGATCTCTGAGTCAGCACCTTCTCTGTTTGACTGACAAGCGGTCCAAACAGGAACATCAAGTTCAGCAGCAAAGCACCTGAGCTCTTCGTAAATCTTCTTGAGCTCCATTCTTGGAAGCTCGTATCTCTCGGTTGAACGCATGATTCCTGCGTAGTCAACAACAACCATATCAGGTCGGAAATTCTCCAGAGCCAGCTTGTCAATGAAACTCCTGAGAGTGTTCACTGTTGCTGTTCCAGTTGGAAAATACTTGACCCTGAGTCTTCCAAGACGGCCAGCATTGGTCTGGTAGAACTCTTTGACTTCATTCTTCCTTTCAGGACACTCAAGAGAATCAATGTCAAGAAGGTGAGAGTCATAACGGATACCGACAGCACGTTCATTCAACTCAAAGGTGAAGTGAAGAACGTTCTTGCTTTGCAACAATGCTTGAGCTCCCACATGAACAAGGAAGTGACTCTTTCCAACACCTGTTGGAGCGATCACAACGTTCAGTTCACCAGCGCCAGCACCACCATTCAGGATCTTCCTGGAATCCAGACTATCCGAACCATTCACGCTCTGGATGTTGGTTCGAATCGTGTTTCTGTAGGTTTCCGAGTAACGAGCATCGATGTCGTTCTCAAGATCCATTCCAGGGCTGTGTGCCTGACCAGCCGTGATTGCTCTCTTGATGATCTCAACCGCTCTGTCATACTGCTCTTCCTCATTCACAAGGTCAGCACATTCAACCAGTGCGTTCTTGAAACCTTGTTGACGGCAGAAAGACAGTGCAACTTCCTTGACGTGTTGCAAGTCACCAAGATCCTTCTTGTTCTTGGTGTTCACGATCACCGTCTTGATTTGAAGATCAAGTGCAGCATCAGCTTCGTTCTTCAAGTCCTCACGAACAACAGAGACAAAGAGCTCCAGAGAAGGAAATTCCTTGTACTTCTGGTAATAGTTCAGATACTTGGCTGTCAACTGACGCAGATAGGCGTAGTCAAAATAATCCAGGTTCAGAACCTCGGCCATCTGAGCAGCCCACTGACGATCAGTGAGCATGGCCTGAACGATTTTCTCTTGAAAGTGACGGTCAAAATTGGCAAAAGACTTCTTGCTGTCTGCACTCTGGGTGGTGGACATTGTTGGTTTGACTCCTTGTGTTTCTTCTTGTTCTCTAGTGAGAGATTCCAGGTATACAGTGACTCAGATTTTGATTTTACCGGCTGCGCTCCATTGACTTTGTTCATGTTTTTTAGGATAATGGAGCTCTGAGATCCATCGCTGGACAGAGAAGGTGTCTGGTCTGTAGAAAGTAAGTAAGCTCTCCGAACCCGTTCTTCCATTACTTCGTAATCAAAGAAATTTGCATCTGGTAAGCCATTGAATCAAAATCAATGTTGCTTATCACTCCGGAGCTCAGAAGGGTCTTGATCAACCCCAGCTTGTTGAGCTTCGGTTCAAAGTTCTCGATCGCATAGTCGATCTTGGCGATCTGGTTTGGTGCAAGTGTTCCAGAACTCAGGTACATCAGTTGCCAGTTTCGCTTGATCACCTCTTCACAAGCCAACACGGACTGAATAACCTTGGCTGGTTTCTTCTTGCCCGTTACTTGCGTTCTAGCCTCTTCTAAGAGCCCTTGGATCGTCTGGTCGGTAGAAGGGTCAGACAGGGACGGGAAGCTCTTCAAAGCGGTCTTGAAGCCCATTCCTGGAACTCCTGTGATGTTGTCTGAGTCATCACCCGTCATGGTCCTGACAAGAACGTAGTTCCTTGCTGGAATGCTCACGAATTCGTTCTTGGACACCTTGACCTGAACGATTGGACCATCATGGAAAGACTTGTCCGCAGGGTTGAATATCTTGACGTTTGGTTCATCCAGGAGTTGATAGAAGTCTCGGTCAGATGAAACCACGATCTTCAAAGCGTTGACGTTCTTGAGTTTGTGACGGATCATGTACCCGATCACATCATCACACTCTGTTTCGGAGACATAGACCTGACACACGGGAAGATGTTTGAGACAGTCAACCAGGATCTTGGTCTGACGCAGCTTGTTCTCTGTGTCATCTCGGATCCACTGTTTTGACGGAACGCCGTTGGATGGGAGGTTGATGCTCTTGAACTCAGACTTGATCTTCATCCTGTTGGCTTTGTAATCTGGATAGATGCGCTTACGGCGTGGACAGCCACCACCTTGTTCCCAGACAACATAGATCCGCTCAGGAGAGAACTGAGTTGTGAGCCCATATAGAGCCTTCAAGAACCCAACAACACCACCACAGAGATCCCCGGTGTTTGTGACAGCCTCGTTGACCATGAAGTGGCGAATGAACAGGTTCATGCCATCAACAATCACGATAGGACGTTTCTGAGTTGACTCAGGGACATAAGGGATGCGATCTTGATCGGTTGGTATAAGAGCCATGCTACAAGCTTACCACCTATCAATTAGTCAATAACCACTCTAAAACTACAGAGCATGATGAGAGCTCATTGCCCACCTATAGGTTCCTGTGTCATTTGCAAGATTGACGTGATCGATACCCTGACAATGGGGTTGATCTATGTGAGGAACGGAAGAGTGATCCGAGGGCCTGTGTCTTGTACATGGTAGCAGATTTCCTCTTGACACTCCCTGTGGTTCTGATAGGGTTGGGGCATGTCGATCAAGACTTTTCCAACCCAGGTCGCTCTGGTAGATAACAAGCTCACGGATGAAGCCTGGATCGTGGTGGTGTCTCCACGAACAGGGAAACGTCTTGCTGTTCCATGTGAATGGCCCCGTCAAGAGCTTGCTGTGGTGTTCAAAGCCCGACAGGCTCTCCAGGACTTCGGAGACACGACTGTGCAACTCACTGGTCGTGAGCTTCAACAGTTCTACGGAGCCTGGAGGGCTTACAAGAACATGGATGACAGGGCATGTGAAGAGGTGGGATACGGAGAAGAGGATGCAAGGATCAGCTAGGTTCCGGTTGAACCAAATCCAGAAGAACCACGAGAAGTCTCAGTAACTTCTTCGGTTTCCTCAAGAACCACATCCTTTGGTGTCCTGCGAACAATTATCTGAGCAATACGATCGCCTGGATCGTATTTAACCACTTTCTCAGCATGAGAATAGAAACTCTTGGCCAAAACATCATAGGTTTGAGTTAGTTGATTCCCGTTGTGAAGAATCACCTGGATCTCTCCACGGTAGATCGCATCCACAATTCCACCAACCGGATAGACTCCGTTTGAAGCCATACCCGACCTTCCTTCGATTTGCAGAAACAGAAGGTCTGGTCCATCCTCAAGAGGCATGTCAGCTAGTTGAAGACCTGTTCTCACCTTCTTGGTTTGACCAGGAAGCAACTCAAACTTTTCAATGCAGTAAAGATCATAGGCTGCATCTCCAGGTTTACCCTTGGTTGGGAGTTTTGCTTCTGGTACAAGCTTCTTGAACTTGATCTTGATGGTCACTCTACGTTCTCCTGTCTTCTCATCTCTTCAAGAGAATTTGCATCAGCACCTTTGAACGAAGGATGATCGTTCTCATCGTTCTTCATCACCATTGCAGCTTCCAGAAGGTCACCAATATAACCTTGGAACTCTGGTACAGACAACACCTTTTCACGGAACTCAACCTTGTAGAACTTGACTTCGTGAAGTATCTCACCCGTGGTGTCATCGGCAACTTGGAAGGTTTTCCAAGCTCCAGAACCTTCGATCAAGAGTCTCTTTCCTCCGGCCTTGACTGCACCCTTTGCATCGCAGTGGGCTCTGAGAACGTCAAAGACTTGTTCATCATCAACAATTCCCTTCCCGAAGATGATTGAGAGTTCACAAGAACGGAAAGGCTTTGCCACCTTGTTCTTGATCACCTTGACTTCAACAGTCACTCCAATAATCCTGTCCCTTTCAGCCTTGATAGGGGCAGGACTCATCACACGAAGACGAACCGAGGTTGCGTAAGGGATTGCGGAACCTCCAGGTGTTGTGGTAGGATCTCCGTACATCACACCGATCTTCATCCTCTGTTGGTTGATCAACAGAAACAGAACCTTCTGGTTTGCAATAACGTTGCTGATCTTCCTCATGCCCTTAGAGAGAACACGAGCTTGAAGACCAATAGAGTTGTCTTCGTACTGACCCTCTAGCTCTGCCTTTGGAGAACAGGCAGCAACCGAGTCCCAGATGATGGTCATTGGAACATCCTTGTTCATTGAACGAGACTTCATGATTGCCATTTCAGCGTACTTCAACACCTCTTCGGTGCAGTTCGTCTGAATGAACACGAAGTTCTTGTGAACGTTGATTCCAAGGTCTTTCAGGTTCTCCGGTGAGGTTGCGTTCTCAGTGTCGATATACACAACAACGCCACCCATTGCCTGGGTTGCTCTTGCTGCTTCAAAAGCAAGGTGCGACTTACCACAAGAAGGTGGTCCTTGGATCTCAATGATCCTACCTTCTGGGAAACCTCCACCACGACGGTTTGAAATAGCATAGTCAAGAAGCTTGGAACCCGTTGGAATCCATCTCCTGACGTTGGTTGGAGCATCGTCATCTCCAAGATTGAAAGCAATCTTGTCACCAGCTTCACGGTTGAGTTGCTTGATCAGTTCAGCGGAAAAGTCTTCCGAGTTGTCCAACTGTGGACCAGAAGAACCGGCTGTAGATATCTCTTTTTTCTTTGGTGGCATGTCTTTTTCCTTCTGTGGGATCGTCAGATAAGTTTCTCTGTCCTGGGATTAGATGGATTGTTCTGCGTCGTCATCTTCGTCAACAAGTTCCTTGACGAGATAAGCTGCAATGGTTGTGCCATG